CTCCTTCTCCTCCTGCTTCTACTGCTGCTGCTCCTTCTCCTCCTGCTTCTACTGCTGCTGCTCCTTCTCCTCCTGCTTCTACTGCTGCTCCTTCTGCTGCTGCTCCTTCTCCTGCTCCTTCTGCTGCTGTTCCTGCTGCGACGACACCTACTAATTATACTCCTACATTATTAACACAAGCAGAAACAGAGTTAAACAAATTAAAGGTGGCAGAGCCGGATCTTTTTGATCTAAGCAAGAAAACTTATACACCTAATGTCATTAACTGGGTGTATAACTTTAATAAATTCGTCAATGAATATATCAAATCTCTTAAGACAAAAAAACCATCAAAGCCACAAGATCCAACAATAAACTTGATTATAGATGCAATAAAATATTTTCATTATTTTATTAAACCGGATGATATTAAGAAAGCACAGAATGGACAAAAAGATAAATCACTAATAAAAATATTGAGAATACCACTAAATACCTTTGATGGATTGAGTCCTTCAGTCAAAAATTCGTTCAAACATATAACTAACGTTGTAATATCTCCTATATATCCAATAAATACCAAAATAGGGAAAGAAATCGCTGATTTCTATAATGATATTAGTAAATCGCGTTCATCAACATTATATAAATCAAACACAGAATTTAAGAATTTTGCAGATGCTGTGTTCAACGTAATAAACTCGATTTATTTTCTAGATATATATGGATATATTGATCCTTGGAATCAACCAGAAAAAGATCTCATCAAAAGAATGAACGATGATTACAATAGATTCATCAAAGCAATAAGTGTTATTGATCCAGGACTAAAAGCTTATGGGGAATTTATCAACATCATCCGATTCAAAAGACCACTTTATCAGAAATTATTTGCCAACCCAGTCACGGGGTTTAGATCTTCTAAGGTATTGGAAGATGCCTTCGCTAATCCTGGAGATTATGCATATATTAATGATTTTGAGAAGAACTTCAAAAACTATGAGCAAGGTCTTACGAAATCTGTTGATGTTATTATTGGAAGGATAAGCAAAACAGCATTTGATTTTGTTAGGGCGAGGTTAAAACTTTTAAAACCAAATTTAAATTATTTGAAAAACCCATTAAAAAATATATATGGTAATGATAATGCGTTCAATGATTTGGAAAAAGATCTAAATAAATTATTTGATAGTATCTATAATATTCTCATCAGCGATCATGAATTTATTATAACTGATTTCAATTCGCTCAGTCCTCTTATTACTGGTTTGGGTAATCACATGAAAGTATTTAATACAGTAGCAGATTCGAAAAACAAAATTTTAAATACAATAACTGTTCACACAACAAAAGCAATACCTGAATCAACAATATTATATTCATTTGATTTTATAAGCACTCTTAGCAAGATCGCAAAATATAATAGTTTAATTGTCGCGAAACAGGCAATAGTTGATACTATACTAAATGACGCAAATGACATGTACAAAAAGTTCTGCGACATTTATGGAATCGCGTATGCAAAGTTTGATTATACAACGCTAAAACCAGTCATTGCAATCACAAAAAATGTAAATCCATATTCTGAGAAAGATTTTCTAGATGCTATTCATGACGTGCTAAAAATACCGACTTTCCTCGCTTTTATTAATGATGTCAAGAATGTTAGTGATGCCACGAGAAGAAATGAAATATTGAAAATTAATTCGGATTTAGATCATTTATATTCGGCATATATAAAATTACTTTACCAGAACAAGATTGAACTCACTAAAAATATATATGATCTGTTTGAATCTCTTTATCTATCATTTATTGAATTAATATATAATCAGGCGGGTAAAGATTCTTGGTTATTACAGTACGACGCATTTGTGGGTGGTTTCCAAAAATTCGAGGATATAAGATCCAAGTTTGATACTGACTTAAGTAATGAATCAGCCCTATATAAGGCAGGAGATAAAAATGCTGATTTTAAAGAATTATTTGATTTGATTCAGTTGATTGGAAAAATACCAAATATCTTGTTTTGGAATATCAAATTATATGTTGGAGTTGATAAATTATTAACCATCAATGATAAAAACCGAGCAGCTTTTAACAGAACAACTAAAACCAAGTTAGAAAATTTAAAACAGGCAGTGGTTGAAATAGATAAATTATTCTCTGTTGGATTTTATTCAGGAAGTTTATTAACCAAAGATAATTACTCTAAATTAACAGATATTGTAGGAAGAATAAATTCCATAGTTATTAAATATGATAACACAGTAACAGTAAATGATTATGTAGATATCAAAGGTTCAGCCGGAATAATAAGGACCATTATTAATAATCAAATAAAGGCAATTCCAAAAGCACCACCTGGTACTGTCGAAACGTTTGAAAAACATTATAAAATAATCGCTGATATTTTAAGTCCAGAAATCAAGAGAAAATTACCGAGTCTAATATATGCGATTAATACAGAGTATAGATTAAACGCCAACGAGATCTTCAGATGGAAAAGGTTATCTGCATATAAATCACCAGGTTTCGTCGAATTAATTAATGCAAGAGGAAAATTTGCTGATTTTATAGATGTTTTGTTTAGTAGATCTGCATTAAATCCCCCTAATTTTGCGGATATGATGAACTTATATAAATCTGTGGAGAATCTGATCGCGAATTTTCGCAATGGAGACCGAGTAAAAAACGTGAATTTTCAAACAGCCAAACCCATAACATTGAATCTTCTTAAGAATACAGAGAATAAGTTTAGAGCATCTGTAAATACAGATGGATTAAATGGAGAAAAGAGACTATTCAAGAGTAAGATGGAAGGCATGATACATGGTCTAATATCAATGGGAGTTGGTCCTGAATATAATCCAGACAGGGGTAGATTATATGGAGAACCCATACCAGATATAAAATTCACTAATGTTTTGGTTTATCATCCATACGAAAAAGAATTAGGTGTTTATATGTCTCAAATAATCGGCATAATTTATTATCATAGAATTAATCTGTTAGGTTTTTTGAGAGAGTTAAGATATGAAAAATTTGTTATTTCTCTTGCAGATCACATAGAATGGATACCAGATATAGTTGGATTATCTAATATTCTTCTTAGTTATGTAATGGAATCGTTCAGAACCAAAGATATAGGAGTTATGAAGAAAATCATAGAGGCAATAGCTGATGCTAAAACAAATTCTCAAATCTATAAAATTGTAACTAAAACAGGTAGTGGTAATTTAGACAATAATGTTGTTATATTGCCTAATGATAAAGAGATCTTATATAACCTTGTTAAGAAAACATTTGACTTAATCGATCAACTTGGTATAACAGCAAGCGTAAGAACTCCTGTTATTGAGCCGGCATCATCGTTCGAAAAAGGATCAACAATTATACCTGCCACAGAGAAATCACCTCTGAGAAGAATAGAAGAAGAATCTATTATATCTTCTAGGACAGGTATGAAGCCATATAAATCAACTATACCAACTGGTGAAAGAGGGGTAGAAACCATAAAAGAAAAAGGAATGAAAGATATCACACCAGACGCTAGAATAGAAATTCCAAAACTAGAAGTTATAGAATCAACATCTAATTTCCATCAAACATCTAATCAAGCTGTAATAATCTCTGATAATCAGAAAAAATTGGACAATGAATTAAATAAATTAGGACAAGCACCATTGTCGGAGTTAACATTATATGGATTTGTTGTTGATAAACCAGGAGATATGACAGCTTTGCAGAAAGCAATAGCCTTTAATCTAGGACTAGATTCTCCCGCAAATATTTCATCACAAAATGCCGATTGGAATAATGCAGCGACTGGTTGGTTATATAATGTAGTTCAAAGTAATAATGGTCATTACATTAGTTTTAGAGACTATATTGTTCCTGGAAGATATAAAGACGCTATTGAATCATATGAGAAGCAGATGAGTTCAATCAATAAATTAATTGGAAAAAAATAATCAATAAATTATAAAAATAATGACGTCTCAATATACAGTAACCATATCAGAATCGGTCGTTGGTACACCAATAATCAACAGTCAGCTTATCACAGGTGACACAATTAATCATGTTATTGCGAGTGTAGTTGTTGAATTGACATCACAAACACAATATCAATCATTCCAGTTTGAACCACCAAATCTGCCTTCGTCAAATTTTACCGGATCATCTATTGTTCCAGGAACAGCTATATTAACATATAATAATGGAGGATCATATATTTTGGCTGGTAATATAGCACCCGTTAGTGGAACAAAAAGATTAGAATTCACAACTGATGCAGGTGAAGGAACTTATCTAGTATCGATGTTTTATTCATACACAGCATAATTTGTAATCATCAAAGATTTTATATAATTCAATCATTGTTCTGTTTTTTTGCACATAAATCTCACGAGGTTCTCTAGCAATGGAGCGAATCCTTAGTAGTTCTATTTTTCTATCTGCTGATTTAGTTGAATAAATTTCTATGAGTTCTCCTATGTATGGAAACAACCCATTAGTTTGAAGAAATATTTTAAATTTATTTAACTTTCCTGGAGTAAACAATTCTGAGAATATGACTTTGCATCCACATATTTTGAATTTTAAATCCGTGTAATTATTCACGCAGTTTTTCCATGTATGTACTTTTATAGACATCTCTCTTAAGATGATTTCATTCACTATTGCATTATCACGCATAGATATAAATGGCAGCACTTTCTTGGTATTAATCGGATTTATACAAGTATTATAAATTGCGTTTTCGCCGAAATGTACAAGAGTCCTAGACACCCTCAAACTAAAACAACTGAAATTTATGTTGATTATATCTTTTTCGGTAGAAATATCAGTATTTAGGCTAATTATGCTTGATATAGCAAGTTGTAAAAGGGATTTTATTCGAGTCTTATTATCCATAAAATTTGAATGTATAATAATATATGTTATTAATTCAAATTCAACAATCAATTTATAATAGGCATATAATGGAAGAAATTAATTATAGTGTTAAATTATCTGATGAAGTTTATAATAGCTCACATTATCAAGAGTTTTCAGAGAAATACGGCAAATATATAATAGTAGAATGTAAATCAACAGGATTAAGATCAAAGTTTATCAGTGCTCCTTTAATACTTATTAAATTCGGAATACTTGCGAGATTTATCAAGAAATTCAACAAAGATGATGTGATTATGCATTTAGATAGTGAAGACAAGAAAATCTTTAAGGATTATGAAGAAGTTTTGGTATTGTCACCTCCTATAGATGAAAACCAAATGATGCATTTAATAAATGTCGCTTTATCAAGAAAAATGTTTATGCAAGATAAACTGAATTTAATAAAGGCATTTGATTCAATGTTAGCACTAGATGATGAAATCTGTGAAATAATTTCAGATATTGAGAGATTTATTGAAAACTCAATCATGGATTATGATACACAAGTAATCGTAGGATATCAACCTAATGCAAAGTTGGATTATGATGCAGAAATGATTAATAAAGATGAAGAAGAACGCAAAGATGCAGAAATGAAGAAATTAGAGGAAATTAAAGATGATTTATCTGAGTCAATAAAACGATTTTGTAAGAATGTTAGATATTCCAATCCTATTTTACCTGAGTTTGATATTGATGAGCATCAATCATTTATAGAGATTCTGGAGATATTTTCTAGATATGATGACATGAGAATAATCAAAAGATGTGTAAAACTAGTAAATTCTGCATTACATTCACCTAGATTAATAAGATTAATACATGATGAGGATTTCGTGAATATTGTTAAATTAATATATAGTAAATTATCTGATACATATTATAGCGAGGACAGAAAATGTATTAAATTATCAGAGGAAACGGTCAAAATATTATTGTCCGATGAATTTAATAGATCTTCTGAAAGAGAATTTATAGATACACGACCTTTAATAGTTAAAGACTCATTGTTTATGTTTAATCTTAAAGAATTATCATCTTTTAAAAATAGATATGGCATAACGAATGAGAAAAAGGCATTTGATAGGTTGAATATATTTGTAGGTGGATATTTAGATTATCTTGATCTAAGTAAATCATTTATAACAGGATCGGCTATTGCTGCATCATTATTTAGACAACAGGATCATATATTTTCAGGCGCGGAAGTTGACATCTATAGAAATAGTGCACCGATTACATTTGAACATAATGGAAATAAATGCGTTCAATTCTCAACTAGAACATCAGATCGTTATACAAGACCGTATATAAAATATAAGAGAGCTTTAGATCTTGATTATAGTCCAGTGAAAACGGTTCCAAGAGACATGTCTACATATAGAAAAATCCTGAAATGTCCTAAAGATGGTGTAGATGGCCACTATGAACGATATGGAGTTAGAAGAAATCATCGTTGTGCTAATAGAATCAAGCTATTGACGGTAATTACCCCCAAAGGAGAACAATATACAGTTATACATAGATGTGATAAATATTATAATACGGCTAATACCGACGGCGAGGATGGAATATCAATTAATGGTGTCAGATGCCGTTGTATTGCTCTTAGTAAAGACTCTGATAATCAAGGTTATTTAGAAACAATTGTTGATATTAAACCAGGATCTGACTTAGATATAGCAATAAATGTAGACACTGAAGAGGAATTGGAAATAGAAGTGAAGAAACATTTCTCTGTAATTAAGAAATTTCATCCACATGTAGAATTAGTGAAAAATGGAAATTGGAAAATAATTACTACAGATCCCACTAAAATACATTCTTTCAGATCAGTTGAATTATATAGAAATAATATCAATCATATCCTTGTTTATCATGTAGGAATGGTATGTGGAGTTTACAGCGCTGTAAAAGGTTACGCTAAAGAAGATGGAAGCCCACAATTTGTGGTTTCATCAAGATGTTTACATGCAATGGTAACTGGAGCAAGTCCAAATATTTATTACTTTGCTAGTAAGAAAAGCAAACCACAAGACGTTATAATGAAATATATTAACAGAGGTTTCAAATTCCCATCATTACCATATGATATACAACAGATCCTCAATAAAGCAAAAGAATTTACATCAGATGGTATCATGGATGCTCGAGATGGCACAAGTATATACTCATTATATGTTCATACAGCTTATAGCTGGGTATAAAATCAAATAACAAGGAATAATTGACATAACTTTCATTTTTTTATCAAGTAATTTAATAACAGATATGATAAAAATTAACATTGCTATATCTATCATCATACTTATAATAATAATTATCGCTGCTTATTTATACATAAAAAACAGAAAAAAACCAAATCCTCCTCCTGTCAATAATGTTTGTCAATCAGATAAGGATTGTCCAGTTGATTTCCAATGTATCAATAATAAATGTACCAATAGTGAATTTATAACACTCATTGCAAACGCTCAAAATTCTGCCAAAATATTGTTTGATTCTCTCAATAACTTTGCTACTAATATATCAACATCTATTTACACAACTGTAAAAAACTTCCAAGAATCTTTGCCTGGATCATATGATTATGTTTCAGGTCCTATGAAATCACTCCAAGGAAATCTATCATCATATACACCTGAAGCGATTGGATATGTTAATTATCTTTTGTCTAGCAGTTGTGATTTTAATAATTTATTAACATGTGGATATTATGCAGCTATTACAAACATTAATGCGAGTTCATCCATCGCTATCATAACATCAGTTGCTAAATTATCATATGGTTTATCAACAAATATCACTATCAATCAATCAATGATAAATACTATTAGCAGCAATATCTCACTTGTCATACAATATATGCAATTCGCTGCAACATTCTTTAAAACATTACCAGATTACAAAGAATTATTACAAGAAGTTTCGAATTATGTGACATACTTAAATGGATTTAACAACAATATTCAAACGCAGATTCAAAATGCGATGACTGATGGTAGATTGTTATATAATCAATTAATTGGTTGACAAAAAATGATAAAATGATTTTATATAATACAATGAAAACAGACAATATAAGTTTTGATGATGAAGAATTAAAAAATGCCTCGCGTGTTGATGATTTTTCATTCAACGGATTAGTGTGTGTGGCCAAAATCGTAGATATATATGATGGAGACACTTTACGAGCAGTATTTAGAGATGGTAATGGGAAATTAATACAATACAAAATAAGATTAATTGGATATGATAGCGCTGAAATGAAACCATTAAAATCAGATCCTAATAGAGTTGCAATTAAAGATAAAGCTAAAAAAGCAAAAGAAGCATTATCATCCAAAGTTAATGATTTGGTTATAATGAAATGTGGTAACTTTGATAAATATGGTAGAATTTTAGCGTATTTATACACAAAATCAGGAGAGAATATTAACCAATGGATGATGGATAATCATCACGGTATTCCATATGATGGGAAAACAAAAAAGAAACAAATAATATAAACTGATTGAATTTGAAGTATATAAATATAATAATATTAGTAATGTTAACTGCTAATATCTCTTGTTATGGATTGGAATTTTCAATTAGTGAATTAAAAAACAAGATAGGTGAAAATGCATATAATATTTTATTGAAAACTTACACAACTATTATCAAACCACATCCAAAGTTTAAAAATAAATATTATAATAAATCCATCAAAGCATATAAATTAGATAAAAATACCAAGATAATAATTCCAAGAATTAAGATTCGAGCTCTTAACAACATAGTTGATAATGATGGTAAAAAAATAATTGATAAAATTAGCTATGATAATAACATAATTAAACCGTCTAGAACCTTAGATGAGTCTAAATTTTTATCCAATGAAATATTTTATGAATATCAAGTTAATGCAATTAATAGATTGTCAAAATATGAATTAGCAGATCACAACTATGGTATTGCTTATTTACAACTGGATACTGGACTAGGTAAAACAAGAGTAGGATGTGGATTAATTCGTAAGCTTAAAGTTCCTACGATGATTGTTGCTCCTACAGCAGCAATCGCTCAACAATGGGTGGATGAATTAACAAAAACATATCCATCATTAGAAACTATTATTTATCACAATAAATCTAAGTGTGTTATAAACTCTGATCTATATGATGTAATAATAATAATTATAAACACTTTCAGAAAGAAACCAGTAGATTTTTTACGGGGATTTGGTTTTTTAATATTAGATGAAGCACATGAATATCATAGTAAGTGTAATAGTAATGCTTTATGGTTAGCACAGACTAAATATGTGTTAGGATTATCCGCAACTCCTTTGGAAAGAATTGATCAAGCTGATAAATATATTATCCATCATTTGGGAAATCCTGTTAAAATATCATATGAACAGAATAAATTTAAATGTAACGTCAAAATTATTAACTATTGTGGAGATCCTAAACATTGCATAGCTGGAATTTCAGCGAAGGGATCTATATCAGCTATTTCAACTATAGGAAATATTATGAATGATAAATCTCGTGCTGAGATGATTGTTATGGAAATTTTGGAGTTATATAATCTACATAAATCAACCGACATTGAAAAACTAAAAAAATTAGGATTGGGTGATGGTCGTCGTCATGGCATAATGGTTTTCTGTGAACATAGAGAATATTTGAATATAATAAATGAATGTTTGAAACAACATATATCAAGTACAGAAATATATTCGCCAGAATTAAATGACAATACCGATCCTGTTAAAGTTAGTATATTAAAAGGGGGAATATCAGAATCCCATCTTAGCGAAACGAAGAAATCTGGTGCTCATATAGTATTAACAACTTATGGATATAGTCGCAGAGGATTGTCTCTCGTTGATATGACGGCATTGATTTTAGCTACTCCAAGAAGATATGGACTCAACCAAATAATCGGAAGAATTATGAGGAAAGGATCAGATGAGAGTATAATAAGGCAAATAATAGATATTGTTGATGTTAGAATTAGTCTAAAAAATCAAATAGTTGATAGAGTAAAAGTATATGAAGAGAGAAAGTATCCTATCATATACAAAAATTACCTATTTTCTGATATCAAAACTAAGGATAATAAAGAAGTTAAAGAAGTTAAAGAAGTTAATATAGATAAAACAAACGACGATCTAGATGATTTAATATCTTCATTGTATAAAATAAACTGTCAAATTTGAATTATATGAACATAGTATTATTAAAGATAATAATGAACAGATCAAGAATTGTCAGACTTTCAATAAATGATGGTAAAAAGTATTTTGATACAAATAACTTGAAATATATAATTAGGGATATAAATAACCTTGATAAATATGTCAAAATTATAACTGATAAAAAAGCAGGCAGATGTTTAAATGACGACGGATTAAAACTCGTTCCTTATGATATGATTAAAGATGACATTTGTGAATATTACATTGATTATATTAATTTGCTCTCTTCTAAAATGTATAACAGAGATTGTTGTTCTATAAGGATCAGCGAAGATATTGATGAAACACAAACATTCACCTGTATACAATTATTGGAATTTATGGGTTTAGAAAATTTTATTAGATTAAATAAAATCACTTTTATTAAAAGGGTTAATAAAGAATATGTTAGTAGATTTGGAAAACCATCAGCAATTAATTCTAATAAAGAACCAGAATATATGGCAATGGATAGATTTTGGTTAGTTAAGTATCTGATCCAGCTTGATAAGGAACTATATGAAAAGAAGAAAGCTGAAAAAGCTGAAAAAGCTGAAAAAGCTAATCAAAAAAATAATTAAACCTTTGTTATTTTCTCAATTTCTATTTCTCTCTCAATTTCTGTTTTTGTGTTATCCATAATAAAAGTAATTATTTTTTGGCAGAAGTCATATTGACATGAATCGATTATAAAATATTTATTAATAACTTTATTGTCATTGATAGTGTTAACACCAATAGATTTAATGAATTTGTATAAATCATTAACAGAAGGTGATGAAGTTTGAATACTTATAATAATTTTAGTATTTATTTGTTTGAAATAGATAATATCTGATTTTTTGACCGGCTTACTTCTATATGCGAATTTATAAACTTCTTTTTTATGCTTAGTTGATTTCAATAATATCAAATAACCTCTCATTTGTATGGGATATTTTATCAATCTTTGAATCATTTCAATTATTTGATATTTTTTGTCAGTAACCAATTCCCTTATGAATAACAAAGCAATCCATGGATGAATATATAATTCGCTATGAGTATCGTCAACATTAGAATCAACATAAAACTCAACAGAACTTCTATAGATACCGAATAATTTTGCTGTTTCATCGCGCGCAAAATCCAATTTCGTCCATAAGTTATATATATTTTCAAATCCTAAAGCACTTATATTTATGTAATGATTACCTGATGTGAATTTAAGTTCATTATTGTTGTAATTGATTTTTCCGAATCTATCATCAAATGTTATATTCATTGTGTTTTATCTTTATGATACATATTATATATTGCATTCAAATTTAAAAAGCATATACTTTATATAAAATGGGAGATGAACACGAAAAATCAGATATATTGGTAAGGAATGATACGTCATTTCCCATTAAGTTGACTCATAAATTAAAGGAATTATTTGATCAGTATGAACTAGCTAAGCTGGATGATAAGAATCCTGATCATATATGGGCAAATCTATTAAAATATTATCAATACATCTGCAGAGAAATATTGGTCAATCCTGATTATGGTATTGGATCTATGGGTAATTCACGTGGTCTTTTAATTTATATGCCAATGGGACTTGGTAAAACAAGATTAGCAGTTGCTATAGCTCTATCATTATGGGATAAAAGACAACCTATAGTAATATCTCCAAGAAGTTTGAAGGAAAATTTCGAAAACACAATAAAATATGTTCTATCAATATTATATCCTGATTGGTCAGATGATCAGAAGAAAGAATCTATAAATAAATTCAGCTTTGTTTCAGCCGACGCGTATAATTCTGCAGAACAGCTTTTCAAACAATCATCAAAAAGATCAAAATCAGATATATATTCTTACGGATTGGATGGCAAATTAGTTATTATAGATGAAGCACATAATTTCTTTAGGGCAATAATCAATAGCTCATCTAAAAATTCCAACGCTAGAAAAATATATGATATGATAATGACTGCTAAAAATATACGATTAGTGTTTTTGACAGGAACGCCAATAGTGAAGAATCCATTTGAAATCGTTCCATGTTTTAATATGTTAACAGGTATAGAAATTTTACCATCACAATACGAGATTTTCGAACAATTATTCATTGATAGAGTTAATTCCTCTGTGAAAAATTCTGATAAATTATCAAACAGATTAGTTGGAATGGTTTCTCATGTGCCATTATATCAAGTAGGAAATCTCTCACCAGGAGATGATGGGTGGTTTCCAGTAGAGAAAGAGATGATAATAGAATATGTTGAAATGAGTAAATCTCAATACAGACAATATTTACTTGCTAGAGAAAAAGAAGACGCTGAGACTAAATCTTTTGGAACTGGTGAGAAAACAGATAGAATTCCTAAGATGACATTATCATTACCATCATCAGAAAAAGCTAATGCCAAATCATACTATGTTAAATCAAGATCAGTTGGTAATTTTGCATTGCCTAAAGAGTGGGAAGATACGCCTTTTGATAAAATTCCTGACGAAGTATTTAATAAGGATAATAGTCCAAAGATGGATTTAATAGTTAGTAGAATTAATTCTGCTCCTGGATCTGTATTAGTATATTCTCAGTTCGTGAATTTAGGTGGAATAGGACCATTAACAAGATATTTAGAATTGGCAGGTTATAAAAAGTTTGAATGTGTATTAGGTGGAAACAATGGGAATGACGAAGATACATCTAATGAAAAACAACATAAAATCAATGTTGATCAGTTTAACAAAGGATATAAAACTATCAAAGATACAATAAAACTGAAGTCGTTCTTTCCATATGTAATATCACCATATTCTGCTGTGAATTTTATAAGAACATATCCGTCTGATTATGACGAATCGGATGGAATCATAAAACTTTTATATCCTGATAAAGTAGATGTCTCTATCAATAGATTTAATATAACCTTAGCAGCATACCTAATGAATATTCTCAGATCAAAACATGTTTTTGATTGGTCTGCTGAATATGGTGATAAATTAGTTGCTGCTCATATATCAGAAGTACAATCTTATAAAGGATATAATATGTTCAATGTAGATATCTGCCAAATCATGAATAAATTATCTGATACTTTTGTTAATTGTTATGTAGAAGAAGATCTCCCACCGGAAGTGAATGATGTCGGAATGTATGACACAATATTCTTTGATATTCCAATTCAAAAAGTAACAGAGAATTTAATGAAAAATCCAAAATGGTATGAGAAAGAATTAAAAAATCATATTACACATGCCCTTAAACAAGTTAAGTTGAATGGATATATAATTTCATCATATCCCAACAATGAAATAAAACAGGAATTTGAGAAGACAATTAAATCATGGGCTGAAATGTCTCAAGCATCATTTGCTTATTGGTTAGTAGGTACTATTATGTATAAATTACAAGATAAAGAATCACAAATTATTAATGAAAAGACTTTATGGGTCTGGAAATTTGGATTAGATAATAAGATTATAGGGGGTAATAATAGTATGAAAACAGGGGATAAATTTGAATGTTTTAATAGTAACAAGTGCGCTAATAAAAACAAAATCTCTGATCAGTACGATATGAGAAACAAAAATTTTATGACTTATGATAAGAAGGCTGAGGAATCAGCTTTAATTCAGTTAGAAAAATTAATATCATATAACGAAATCGAATGGAAATTTGCTAAGAAAACGTCAAGTGAAATTCTGAAATTTGGATTTGATAATAAAGATAAGTTTGCTCAACATGCTTATTGTGATATGAATGTCCAACCAATCGTTAAGTATAGAAGTGACAAAAGTTTCTATCTGGGAAAAGGAAAATGTAAATGTCCAATGACTACAAATAAGTTATTTAATTTGCATCATGGTCAAAGAAAATTATTCATTAGCGAGATTCAATGTTTAACATACTTTGTTAAATCAGCGACTGATAAGTTAGTAGTAGTTTATGCTGGTGCTGCTCCTGGATATCATATTCCTTACTTGCATAAATTATTTCCTAATATTATCTTTCATTTATATGATCCTGCTAAATTTGGAATTGTTCAAGATAGCAAAACATTCTTATATAACGAGTTCTTTACTGATGAAGTTGCCAAGAAATGGACTGGAAAGTGTGATATCTTCATCAGTGATGTTAGATTAGATGGCAAAACTGGTGATATGGTAGCTTGGGAAAGACAAGTAATGAAAGATATGGAAATGCAAAGAGTATGGACTAATCTCATTAAGCCCAGAAGCGGAGCAATGTTAAAATTCCGTCCACCATATCTTGCTACTCCTGGAGCAGAAAGTGGACTCCCTTTAGATGAGATAGTTGACTACAAATATCTGCCTGGAAAGATATTGTGGCAATCATGGGCACCAATCAACTCCACTGAAACTAGATTATTAGTCAGCAATAGTGATTTAGATAAGATGGAAAAGTTTGATGCCCTTAAATATCAAGATATCTGTGCTCAACATAACTTATTCAGACACTGGTCAACATTCTCCACTCCTGAATCAGGTTTGAATAATGTTCCAGGATATGATAGGTGTTTTGATTGTACTAACGAAGCATATACTTGGCATGCATATCATCAACTTACAGGTGCTGTTAAAAGTTCTATAGCTAATAAAATGAATGACTTATCTAACTTTACTCGCCAACGCTTGATAAATGTTAGACAACGTCAATCTTATGCTAAAGAAGCTGAAAGTTATCATGGTTACTATGCTGAATTTACGTCTTCTCAACGAATTTTACGCAGAATCGATTATTTTTGTTCAAGACATGAAAATGTATCTGGTGGAAATGATATCAAAGGTTATTTTTCTATAATATCAGGTGATGTTCCATCAGTTGAGAGAGAACATATAATCAAGGTTTTTAATTCTGATGAAAATATTCATGGTGAGAGAATCAAAATTATTATTATTTCCAAAACAGGAACAGAAGGATTAGATTTAAAAAACATATCACAAACACATCAAATAGAACCATCATGGGATATAACAACTGTTAATCAAGTCAAATCTAGAGCAATTAGGATGGGAAGTCATGATAGATTACCTAGAGAAGAGAGAGTTGTCCAACCATATCTATATATTACCATCCCTAATAAATTTGTGTGGAATGGTATTCCTTCCGCATCTCGTGAACAGAAATCCATAGATGAAAAATTTTATGAAAGAGCTTTAATCAAGAATAAAATGAACGAAGCTTTCAGAGAAATATTATCTGATGTCAGTGTAGAATGTCAAATTTTTGACAAGAATAAAGATAGGAATTGTAAAAACTGTTTAGCCACTAATAGTCCATTATTTACAGGAGACATTAATATTGACATGAAAAATATTAATCCATGTGAAGAACCAAAAGAATCAGTTGTTGAAGTGTTAAAAATACAATACAATGATGAGACGTATTATTATAAACCAGATATAGAATCACCTGTAGGATTTTACTTCTATAATTATAATGATGCTTTAGGTGGTTATGCTAAAATTAACTTGAGTGATCCAATAATAAATAGATTATTATCAATCGTCCAGAAAAAATAATCTGCCGGTCGATCAACTAATATATCATCCATCTCTTCTCATCTCATCTTTTATTCAGTAACTTCTTAATCATAACACATAAATAAAAAAATAGTAGTTGAAAAGATTATGCAAGAATTGAATGTACAAGTGCATACTTATGTGATATATTTCCATCAACATGAAATATTGTAGCATTTGGAGCTGATCTCAATGATTCTTGTTCCCATTGAGCAACAGTTTTATAAGTTTCTCCACCATGAAATATTATAACAATATCAGCACACATACAATATGCATCTGCTAATCCACGATAACATTCTTTACCGGCAGTGTCCCAAATATGATACACAGATCCATTAGGTGATGTATATTGAATAACCTCAACTCCAAGAGTGTGATGACCAGGGTTAGGTTGATTATTCAATTGTCTGGCAACTGTAGTTTTTCCTGAATTTGAATTACCAACAAACACAACTTTAGTAGGGATCATATTATTAGTATAATTTATATTACCGTGATTCAAATTTGCCGTTAAAAAATCAATCAATTACTTTATCATCAATAACTCCCTCCCATTCAATGTGAATTTTCTATTAGCTGATAAATCAACATTAACATTACAGAATTGAAAGATGATATTAGTTATTTCTCTTGGGATATTATTCTTATCCAGTCGCTGAACAATCCCTATCATCAACAATGTCAGATACTTAGTTATTAATTTTTTAGTAAATGCTTTAACTGCATTATTCATTGTTTCTCCAAAGTTGGAATAATATTGTTTATATTGCATAGTCGATTGTTCATTAAATTCTAATAATTCATTATTCATTGCGACTTTTCCTGCCTTCGATTTGCAAAGGTGTGATTTAAGTCTATATCCACAATCACATTTACGACGCGTACAAAGTAGATCAACGATCTTGAATTTTCCAGTTAAATTATTTTTCACGAAATTTATCATTGACCAGAAATTCCCAGCAATAATACCTGATGATATAGTGAATTTATGGAGATATAGTTCATCTTTCATACACATAACAATATTGATCAATATTTTACTACTATTTTCATCAATATCAATTTCTGATTCCATCACGTGAAACATTGTTACCTGGTGAAGCATCATGTAGTAATTACTATGTAAAAATATTCAAATTTATCGCTTATATTATCATCAATAACTCCCTCCCATTCAAGGTAAATTTTCTATTAGTTGATAAATTAACATTAACATTACAGAATTGAAAGATGATATTAGTTATTTCTCTTGGGATATTATTCTTATCCAGTCGTTGAACAATCCCTATCATCAACAATGTCAGATACTTAATTACTAATTTTTTAGTAAACGCTTTAACTGCATTATTCATAGTAGAACCGAAGTTGGAAAAGAATATGTCATGACATATTGTTCCATATTTCAACTTATTTGTATTTAACAAAGCTCTCCTTATTTTCTGAATATGGCCCATATGACGTACAGCATTATTAGTGCGTATAGAGAAATCGCCTGATAAATTATTTTTCATAAACTCTATTATCTGCCAATAATTTTCTGTTTTAGCATCTGTCGAAATTTCATATCGATGAAAATCATTATTTATTAATAATGTAATATGGAGTGTCAGTTGATCATCACTACCAATTTCAATATATATATCATTGGATTCCGTCATATATATATTTGGCTCGCGAAACATCTCAATTATACTAACATATAAGTTGATTCAAAATTATCGTTCAAAAAGCAAATTAACCAATCATCAATAACTCCCTCCCATTCAAGGTAAATTTTCTATTAGTTGATAAATTAACATCTATACCACATAATCGAAAGATTGTAGACGTTATTTCTCTTGGGATATTATTCTTATCCAGTCGCTGAACAATCCCTATTATTAGTTCTAAACAATAAGAAGCTAATTTTTTGATGTTTGATTTCACTATTTTATTTATGTTATAACCAAAGTCTGAGTGGAATTCATTAATATCATAAACTGGTAGATCACAAGTTATCATGTCTTTAGTAAAAACTACATGTCTTATAATCGGCTTTATATATGAACGTTGCTGATATGTGCTGGGATAATATCTGAAACATTCACAACGAAGACATTCGATTTCAAAATCTTCATTAAAAATGTTCTGGATTGAAGCAATCGATTGCCAAGAGTTGTTATGTTCTATGTTAATAGGTATTGCAAAATGATAAGCATATCCAGGATTTTCGTCATAAATAGTTATGCTAATTATTCCTGGGTTGTGACTATAATCAAAATTGATTGCATTGTTTTTTGTAATGAATGATGTTTTATAAGGAATCATATCAAAAGATATAGCATTATATCTTGATACTCTATATGTTTTTTCCATTTAATAAAACTACTATTCTCCTTCTATCAATTTCCAACAACTTATCAATACCACATTCGAATCCACCACTAAAAATTAAAGCACCAAGTCCATATTGATTATAATATTTCAATGCTTGTGCTTTAACTTTCTTGATCATAAATTTATTATTATATAGCAAGTAATCTTTAGCATCTATCCAATAAATAGAATCACCATTAATTTTGATTGGTTCTTTCAACAGAACGTCAGGTGTTAAATATGGTCTACCAAATTCGACAGTTTGATTTTGACGCAATTCATCTTCTGTCCAGAAATTAATATTTTCTTTTCTTAAAAAATTATATAATCTATCCTCATATTTCTGCGCAATATCTTTGGTTTTTAACGAATTTATATCAGAAGTAATATCATTTAATTTAGCGTCTTTGATTTGGTCTGACAAATATTTATCAATTGTGTATGTGTCATAAATGTACTTACTCTCATAAATATTTTTGATTATGTCAGATATTGATCTCTTATTAAATTTCATATCTCTTAATATACATTTAACAATCAGCATTGGTGGAATTTCAAGAGATTGAGATATATCTAGAATTGATTCATGATCTGAAAACTTTGATATAATTGTTTCTGATGGTAAATTATCAACATTTAATTCACTTATCTTATTTAAAATCTCATTATTACGGATGGATATTATGTTAGAAGTTGATAAATTAGTATTGTGTTTTTTATTTATGGAATCAACAAATGATTTTATTATTATTCTCTGATCATCATCTACTGGTCCATATCCTTTGATACTTTTTGTAAATTCAATACATTCCTTGATTATTCTTTTATCATAACAGCTCCCACTGTTTATATCCCACACAGCACTATCATTACCACCCATATATCTTCTTTTAGAGCATATTATCATAGACACAACAACGATGATTATCAATATTAATATTACTACAACAACATAAAGCAACTTCATTTTTAGAAAGGAGTTATATAATTAGTCAATTTATCTACGACTTTTCTTATTCTGACAGGAATTCTTATTCTACGTTTAGCAATACATACTGTTACTGTTTGTGGTAGGATAGGGATTGGTTGCAAATCGACTATACTAACTGCAGGATCAAGCCAGAATGAATTGGCTGTCGGTATTAATACCCCAGGTTGAATCGGGAGTTGTGATGGGTCACCAGAGGCAACATGTCCGTCATTTCTATTAATATATGAATCAAGATTTATAGAACCTGATTTAAAACCGCTTATGAAAATACGATCTCCCATAGATAATCCATGAGATTGATAATCAAATCTTATAAATGGTCCGGGTAGGATAGCTCCATCACTTACAGCTTTAACATTGTATAAACAATCTGGTTTAAATTTAACTGGATAATCAGGATTTCTGAACACCAATGTTATTCCATGTAAATCTTTGATTGGTTCTGTGAAGATATATGTATCCCACAAATCTCCTGATATTGGATTAGCAGACATGATATTTGGATTTGTATTGATTTGTGGTTTATAACTAACAACAAATTCAAAATGATGACGAGCTCCATTGCCATCACTATAAGATTGTAATCCTGCCTCTTTAACTTGTATTGTTAACCTATTATGATAAGGTATTTGAGTATATGGGTTGTTAATCCAAGGAATCACGAAGGTATCTGGTGGTGTTAATATTTCTTTAGGATATTGTCCGTAGTTTCCTACATTTGGAATTAATGTTGGAGCACCTGTGATATTAGAGTTATTATGAATAAGCACAAGTGTATTTGTTCCTGATGGTATTGTTGATGGTGGATTCTGCAATTTATATTCAACTTCATCAAAAATAGGAAGGCAAAATGATCCAACCTGCAACTCTATTACATTTTCGACTTCATCTCTAACTCCTATAACTTCATCACCCGTCACTCCCTGAACCATAACATTCCATTTAAATTCTCCTATATCAATTCTTGACTCTCTTAATTTGTGAAAACTATCTAATACTAGATACTGATCGCTCACTCCAAACATTTCATATGGACATGGTTTATTTTTTTCGAAGTGATTATCACATGGTTTTGGTATGATTTCATTTCTGTTTTTATATCTGTTAATGTTGAACATTTCATCTCTTGATCTTTCATGGTTATTATTGTTTAATCTGTATGAGTATCTTCCATTGTTAATTATATTCATATCTATGGATAGAAATTTTTGCCAATATATTATGCTGGATATCTATCATTTAAAATAAATGGAATGATACCATCTTTAAATCTAATTTTACCTACTTGCATAAAACTATTTCCTAATGATTTTATCAATGCTTCATGATATTTATTAGGAATAGGAATCGTCTGATCATAGAATTGAAAATCATTTATTAGTGGAAATAATTCATCAAAAGTAAATTTCATATTACAATGACCATATGGTGAATCTGGATCTTCATGTGCAAATCTTGGATCGTCTGCGACATATAAGCATTTATCATCTATCCTAACACTACTAAATGAAAATATATCTACGTGCGAATCTGATATTTTCTCACCAACGCAATTTAATCCAACTTGCCAATACTTATCAGTTCTATTCCTTTGAAGAGTCAATCCTCTTCCGTTAAAAACTTTCACTAATTTTTTCATATCTAAATCATCTTCTGACTTTCTTAGATATGCTAAATCAACATCATCATCCCATGGTATGATACCTCCAGGCTGATGTCTTATCATACCTAATAAAGTTCCACTATGCGCCCAAAACACTATTCTATTATCTTTTAAGATTTTTATTGTTTCTCTAGTCAAATACTTGAGGATTGTTATCTTCTTCTTGGAAGTATAATAATGTTGTATTGGATAACTTTTTGGTGCTTCTAAGGTCTTGAAAGCAGAGTATAATTTACTATTATCTTCAGCATTACCAGCAGTTATTCTAACATATCCACTTAATCCTGCTAAATTACTTCTATCTCTGATTTCTATACCGTTATTTAACATATATGATGTGAATTTTTCACCATCCTCAACATAAATCAAATAAAAATTAGCAGAAGTATCATGAACATTCCAACCTTTCTCCTTTAATTTCATAACAAAAAGGGATTTTCTACATAAAGCAGTAGATACCATCTCTACATAATGTTCAAGATTATCCAAAACAGCACTAATAACTACATCTATTAATCTATTAAATGTAGTAGGACTAACTCCTATCCTGATTTTATTTATGTTCTTGATGTTACTGATAATATATCCAACTCTTATTGAAGCTAATCCAAAAACTTTCGACATAGACCTAACAATTATTATATTTGGATATGTCAACATTAGATCCTTACAACTTAATGAATTTAAGTATTTTTTTAATTTTAGTTCATCACATTGTCCATTAGTGATCTTAACTAAATTGCAATGCACAGATGAAATCTCTATATATGCCTCATCTAATATAAATAAACTTTTAGGATACTTTTTGATTAATTGTTGTATATGAGATTTTGACATTAATAATCCGGTTGGATTGTTTGGATTACAAATATATACTAAGCATCCGTCAACTAGATCTTCGTCATAATATTCTATCATATCAATAACATCACCAGGGGTTGATAATAGTGAAGTAAAGTATGATAAAATCGTTAATTGTTTAAGATTAACAAACTGTTCGAATTGTGTATATGATGGACGACCCATAATAATCTTATCATATCCAAGTAGATGTGAAGTTAATATAATTGATTTCAAAGCATCGTCACTTCCAGATGTTAACAGAATATTCTCAACATTCACATCAAGATAATCTGCCAATTTACTGATAGTATCAGGATTGTGTTTAGTATAGTAGTTACTTAAGAAGTTATTATCTTGATTCTGGATATAACTGTTGATTGAATTAATCACATCAGGATGATGATCTTCTCTAAATTCATTTAAATGCAATCTTGTTGGTTTGTCACCATACCCAACATCATATTGTCTAGACAAAACATTCATATTAATTTAATTGTCTGTATATTGTAGATATATCTTATTTTTTTAATCTTATGTTCACGACAAGAAAAATAGGTAACTTTATTATTCCGTGTGTAGTAATTTATATTTTAGTGATAATTATAATCATTGCTTATGGTTTTTTTCTAAGGAAGACCAAAATCAAAGATCCTCTAACATATAAAATATATTCGCATCCTATATGTCAGGATATAGATGGATGGAGTATAAGTCATGTTATATTTTTCTTAATATTGGGAATTTTGTTTCCTGGTAATTATTTACAATTCTTTGCTGTTGGAGTTTTATGGGAGATAATAGAAACTATATTAGGGCAACATGAAACTAAATTAAGTGGAACTAGATTACAATTAATTGGTGATCAGGATGAAAGTGGAGTTTCGACTGGTAAAGATAATGCATATTGGTACGGTAAAGAATCTGATATATTAGCTGATGTTTTAGGATATACTATAGGTAGTTATATATCAGAAAAATATTGGCCGAATAGTAAAAAAACTTATGAAGATGTATACACAATTCAACACAAACCTATCAGACAATATATACATGGATATAAAAAATAGAAAACATAAGATGGTCATGGTAGATTTCAGCAATGCATATCTAAGATATTTCCTATCAAACATTTACTTGAATAAACACAAAAGAAGATTGCAAAAACTATGTGGATCAATTCCGTTAATAACTTCAATAATTAAAGTAGATGAAGCAACGAGATCTAAAGAATCTGGGATGACATCTCGTCCATTAGCTGCCGTGTTGGATATTGACGAGGTTATTCTCAGTAATATACACATGAATTATTATGAATCTTTCTACGCAGCTGATTATTTCACTGATAATAAAGGTATGAAATGGCCAAGATCTCATAAACTAAATCCACTTTTACCATGGGCAGATGTTTTCATAAAATGTTTATTAGATAACGAAATTAATATATTTTTTATAACTGGAAGGTTGGAATCTATTCGTGATGAAACAATAGAGAATTTTAAATATGTTGATTTAACTCCCAGATTCTTTGCTGATGATTTTGTAAATGACAAATCGAAGTTAATAATGAAACCTGATGATTCTGAATTGTCCGTTCAAAAATATAAAGAGAAAAATAGAGAAATTATAAATAGAAATTATAGAATAGTATTTAATGTTGGTGATCAACCAACTGATCTTGGATTATATGGAGATGTTCAAATTTTATTACATCATCCTTTTTATTGTATTTTATAATTCATGCCTACCCCACCACATTCTATCTTCTTCTTCATCAACTTCTTCTCTTAAATATTGATCTAAATCTTTTTTTCTATTCATTGTTCCTATAGTTGCTCTAATGGGGTCATTCCTGAATCTTCCATGATATGTATTTAATTCATCTCCATCAATTTCTAAGTCATTCTGATCGTCATTATGACATGAAACTATATTGTCAGGGACTTTCCCCATTATTTGATATGGATTACCATCAGGCAAGTCATCATTATAATGTATTGTCCTATCTTTATTCCCACATCTGCTAATAGTATTATCATTGTATTGATTGAATGGGAATATTTTTATGTTATTGTTCACGGATAATATCATAGATAATAGAATATAAAACAAGAAGAATTTAAAAATCGATTGGATTGAACATCCGCAAATTAACATTATTATTATTATTATTAATGTCCATTTAATAACGTCGTTACGACACATGTATTTTATTTAGTATCTATATTGACATTATTTTTATTATTTTTATCCTCGTCATTTTTATCTTCGTCATTTTTATCTTCGTCATTTTTATCTTCGTCATTATCATTGTCTTTACACTCTTCTGAATTGCTTTTATTTAAGGTCTCCAACTCTTTGAAATTCGCATCAACTTGCTCAAATAAACTTTTTAACTTTGGATTATAAGTTTTCTGAGATACTAGGTTTCTGTAATGTGATATAATCGTCCTGAATTGTTGTGTTAGTTTAACATTTGATTTAGCCGTCTTAGATACATCCAACACAAAATTTTCCATAATAATTGTGGGATTATTACTTGCTACATAATCTTTATAATAATCAGTGAAGTTTTCACGTAGTAATCCTATACTTTCTATAATCTTATCAAAGGCCATATTACAACGTGGTATTTGCTTTCTTATTTCATTCACTGATTGTAAAACAATATTTACAAAATCATTTATATCCACATCAGGAGATACGACAGCTTCATATACATCATGACTAATCATATATAACTTGTGTAATATCAGCAATAAAAATCTTCTGTCCTCTGAATTTAGCTTATCATCAATATAGATATGCTTAAAATTTAATGATTGTAAATCAGGTAATGGTGATATAGTTAATCCTCCACTTTTTAGGATGAATTTATCACGTAAATTATCCTGATCAGATATATATCCCTTAAAAGGAAGTAAATTTTTACAAGTAACTATTATAATTCCTAATAATTCGTTCTTTTTCATATGTTCGAAACCGGATGAAAAATTAGATGCTATGTCTTTAGGAACATTAGAATAATCTACTTCTTGTTTTTCCAGAGATGGAACAGATGTCTCCTTTATATAAGAACTCAAATCAGGTAAATTAAACCATTTAAGATATAAATCGTTTAGATGATCAACATATTTTACTAATGCATTTTCTATTGTTGGAAATTTTTTGATAATACACGATCTACTTAACATTCTTAACAGCATGATAAACCTATCAGTATGACGCGACAACCTTTGATATTTTTGGTGTATAACAGATAATGTTGTGTTTTTATTGTCCATTATTCCATTGAACATATCAACAACATCTCTATTTCGCAAAGTTGATTTGGCTGTTTTTGAAATGAATTTAGTTTTCATCTAATTTAAATGATTAATTGACAACTTTATATAGGAAATATCAGCACAGCTTAAATATAATTAATTATATTATGAGTAGATATAATTCCGCGAAAGTTAGCTTAATGGATAGATATGCCAATTCATTTAACAGAAAAGTTAAGGAGTTGATCAACGAAGTAGCAGCTGCATATCCTGATGATGATATAATTTATAGAACGAAAGGTAGGATGATGTTAGCTATGGATTATACTCCGTTATGTATGATAGATATAATAGGACCATATCTTTGTAATTACAGAAATGAAATTAATGCAGCTAAAAAAGACGCAAACTTATCTTTGTTTGTTAATAACTCATTTAATAAAGAATTTGCTGAATCGACTGATGTGAATATGAAATATATTGCAACACACTTAATGCCGAAAGTTAAAGATCTCATCAAAAAATCATGTATAGAGTTAAAGCGTAGATATATTAACTTAATATCATTGATGTTAGACGATTATATGGAATATTCAAAACACGTTGGAAACTCAATCAATATCTGAAGTCATCATATTTTCTAACATTGCTCGTTCCATGAAATCATCTTGAGGTGTATCCATTTCTCCGTCTATAGAATCTATAGTATCTACATTCTTCGCGATTTTGCGAATGGTGGATTTAACTTCGTCATCAATGCTGTCAAATTTCTTGTTGTGAATGGCAACATTATCAGGTCTAGTAGATGCATGAGTATTTTCAGCTGGCTTATCTGCTATTTTTCTTCTACTTAATTCTTGATTAAAAGAACTCATAACATCCGATTCTTCACCTAAAGATTTTTCATCTACGTCTTTATTTGCCATTTCTGATTTGCAAAATGAATCAAAATCATCACATTTTTTACCTACTTCAGATTTGCTAGATTCAGAATGTTTTCGTAAACCATTCAAATTCATATTATATAATTCCATAATACTATCAGACCCTAAATATACATTCTGAGGAGTCACTAATGCTGGTAATCTTGTTATATTGGCTTTTAAGAAGGCAGTAATCAACGATTGATTTTCAAAATATGATGATCTGACTGGAAATATATATATTCTGATACCCATTTTTCTTCTTAGGACAAAATTTATTGATTGTATATAATTTAATAAATCAGCTGTGATTTTTGGACTTTTAATATCTTCCTCATCATTATCAACTATTTTCACGTATAGTTTATGTATTGTGTATGTGTTTTGCATAAGAACTTATAGATTATATGTATTATAGATTTCCATATTTGAATGATTTATATCAAAAGATATTAAAAAATGGAAGAAGCTATTGTTAACATATCTAACTTGAAATTTAACAGATTAGAGATAGTAACAGATGCCATACAGGAATTATATGGTATTAAAAAATTACCAATGGCTGAAACAGAAGTAGAATTTGATGTAGAAGGCATTCCACTTCAGATGATCAATGGATTCAGGAGAGCATTAACAGATGAGATGGTTGGATATGCTTTGGATGTTGAATCGACTGATTATGATCACGCATTATCAACAGACGAATTTGTTTTGCAGGAATTTATAATTAATAGATTAAGTAACATTCCATTACGTGCTAAAATACCTCCTAAAATTATTGAAACACTGGTATTATATTTAGATGTAACTAATGATGGTACTTCAGTAAAAAAAGTATACGCAGGTGATCTTAGGATATCTTCAGGTATTTTAACTGAACAAATATTTAATCCAACTTTTATGTTATGTAGACTCAATCCTGGTAAGAGAGTTGTTCTTAGAAACATCAGAATTAAATCTGGATACGGAAGAGATCATGCTAAGTATATGGTAGGTAGAAGAGCAATGTATGAACATCTTGATATTGAGCAATATAGCAAAGACGATATGATAAAACCAGGAGGAAAAGCTGTTGATGAAAGTGGTTATAAAATATCATGTATGGTTGCTAATCCTATGAAACATAGATTTAAAGTAACTTTCCCAGCGACTGGAGAGAATCTAGATGAAGTCAGATCACTTTTAATTGATGCATGTATAAATATCAAAGATAGATTGAAGTCTGTTTTATTAATTATGGATCAAAAAAATAACATGGGAGGAATGAGTTATACAGTTGTTAAGTTAAAAGGGTTAGAAGAAGGAATTATTCAAATACCAGGAGAGACATATACTATAGGAGAAATAATCAAAAAATATGTTTATATTCTAAATCCAGATATTGTTATTATTGGTGGTAAGTTAATAAGACATGAAAATAAACTGGAGATTAAATTCACTGATACTGGTGATGTAACAAAACTGATTGTGTCAGCTATTAATTATGCAATCAATGTAATATCAGCTATGCAAAAAGGATTTTAAAGTTTACTAACAACTTCATCAATTTCTTTTAACCACAAACTACCACATGGTGTCGGTGTTTCTTTTATAAGATTAATATTTTTGGATATTAACGCTTCTAGTTTTTTTGTCGACTCTATTCTCATTGAAGCTGCTTTCTCTGTTAAATCTCTTTCTCTTAGATTTAATATATAATCATACTTCAATCCATCATTATTGCTAATCATTTTTTCTAGTTCTTCGTTGCTAACGTATTTATTATTTCTGATCAGGGATGAATCGATTGATTTGAATCCATTTTTACTCAGTATTATTGCCGCTTCTTCATCATCCTTCATATTACATAACTTAACATCACTATTAGATTTACATAGATCAATATATTTTAGTATCTCTTGATGTTCGAGTATTTTTAACTTTGATAATATGATTTGTCTATTAATTCTATCAATATATAATTGTTGTCTAAAAGGAATCCAATAAATTATTATAGCAAGATATGAATCTTTAAATTCCAATATTCCTGAGTTATCATAATAATTTAAATTTGGTTTCAAAGATTGTTTTAAATTCAGTAAATCTTCTATAGGATCTATTATATCATCTCCAAACTCTTCTTCTATTTTACTAATAACATTATCAAACAATTGCACTATTATTTTTACGGAGTTTGTTGAACTTCTATCTTCTATACTTTTTATATATTGATTTCTCGGATATTTATCCAATGTACTATGGATGGATTTTAAATATTTATTTGTTTGTACTCCAATGGGTAGATCAAGAATAACAATTTTGTTTTTATCTTTTTTGTAAATATATTCTCCAAAACTTATTTGATTGCCTCTATATAATCTTATATCTCCTTTATATCCAGTAATACAAGGTTTAATGTTATCATAACTTTTGATAATTGATATTAACTCTTTTGTTACACCCCTAGATTTCATCATTTTGACAAGAGTTATTAAAAGGTTATCACCATTGATATAAGATTTAACAATATTAATGACGGAATCTAAATCTCTGGCATAACTACGATGATTCCACCCCTCAGATACAATCTTATATGATTCAAGAACACTCACAGGTATAACTGGAATTGTGTATTGAGGTTCAGCCATATGGCCTTCTTCATATACATATGGTAATAAATATCTGTCCTCTGTTGGGAAGATGCTATTAACTATGTTGTTTATACAAACGCTAATATATCTTGGAGATCCAGGTTTATTTCCATGCCTATTTCCAAATCCACCTTGCCCTATCAAATATGGAATTTTTCTACCACCAAGGAATGATTGTGCCATCTGAATAATAGATTTATTTAAGGAAGCTTCACCATGATGATAAAACATTTTATCTGCTATAAATCCGGATAATTGAAATACTTTAATTTCCATTTTAGCACTTGTTAATCTAAGAATAGATCCCCATATTATTTTTCTTCTTACCGGATTTAGCTGATCTAATGGACTAGGTATTTGTCTTCTGATTGCTTCTAATTTATACGATTTAGTATCTATATCAAGTTGCACTCTTCCAACAGGAATTATCATTTTCTGTTGATAGTCCAGATTTTCATCATTAGTCAAATATTCAACAGGAGATATAAGAATATCTTTTCTGAGCTTTGAATCTAATCCAAAATATACATTAAATAAAGCTTTTGCCGTATCATCTAATGTATATGTATAAATGCTCTTATTAAAAGCAGTAATATCAAACATTTTCTTAATTTCAGAAGTACGATGAGAAGACAATCCCTTATAGTATTTTATTGTGTGTTGTTTGATTTTATCATTTGTCATCCATTTATTGAAATCATTTTCTGAGTAAAATTCAATACAGTTATTATCTTTTCCATAAGCACGTATAATAGGTGTTATAAATCTACAAATACGACCTTGCATAATTAAATTTGGCCAAAAGGTGAATATCCATACTAAGATCAAAGGAGCAATTTTTCCGATTCCATCAAAGTCTTGATCAACACATAAAACTAATTTTCCATATTTTAATGATTTTATTTCTGTTTCTTTCTCATATGTCATTGTATATTTCAAGCCAAATATATCAGCCAACGCTAACAAGGTCTTATTATTTTGTAATTTTAGGCTCTGTCTATAAAATATGTTGCCACTTGATGTTTGAACGGATTCTAATTCTTTAACAGCATTGATAATAACTCCTTGAACACTAAATATTCCGAACCAATCTAATGATGGAGTTACTATTCTTCTGTTTTGTTTGTATTTATTAATCGTCAATCCATCTCTAAGAAAAGTAACTGCGCTGTCTCCTTCTGCTATTAACAAACATGTTTGATTCGGTTTGCCTGAGTATTTTGCTTTAATATATTTATCAATATCAATCTTTGTTTTCTGCTTATTAACCTTGTTGGATGACATTATTTTTTCGACGATTAATTCACATACTCTATCAAGAAATGTTTTGGGAATAATAAAACTATCTACAACTTCTTTAGATATATGCAATTCGTTCTTTCTCTGTCCTTCCCATTCAGCACCAGGAACTGGAGCAGACATGACAATACAAAATAGTTTTGTTATATTTGTATCTGCTGTGCGTCTACCATTTCCTTTACTTTTAGTCAATTTATTTAACTTATCCTTGACGGAATTTGTTATTAATTCTTTTATATAAGTCATATGGTAGCCTCTATTACTTATAACACCGTTAACAATTGACATGTTCTTTAAAATAACATTTTTAGCACGTGTTGACACAATTATTGCAATGTCCCATTTATGTTTTGAATATTCATCTAGAGATGATCTAGCAGATATATCAAGAACAACAAATTGGTCTGATTTATTTGTTAGCAAATCAGTTAATTGCCTAATATTACATGACGAACAAATAACATTATTGTATGAGACAGCAACTTTCTTTAGATATGCAGATACTTGATGGGATCTCAAGCGAATCCAATTGTCAATATCTAACATATCATCATTTAATAGTTGTTTACCAGATCTAAAATACCCCAATGCTTCATAATTTGGAATAAACGATATTTTTGTATGTGCTATTTCATCAGATTTAGTAATTGATGGTGTACTGATTTTATCACATTCATTTTCAATCACTTGCTTGTATAATAATTTCAAATCACTATCTAGAGTTTCTATTTGCACATAGTTAGAATGTAATGTCATTAACTTTGCTCCAACTCCATTTGTTCCACCTTTAACACATGATTTAGATTTCTTAAAATTTGTGCTTGATGGGAAAACAGTAAACATAACTTCAGGAAGATAAACATCTCTCTTTTTCTTCTCACTTTCTGATTTATGTAGAATAATTCCTATACCTGGTCCATCATTATATACAGAGACAGCACCTGTTTTAATATCAAAGACTATATTTATATTTTTAACTGAGCCAATATTACCTAAAGCATGATCAGATGCATTCACAATAATTTCATCTATAATTTTTATCAGGACTGGTGTGTGTGATCTACTGATTTTAGTGACGACTCCTGAATTTGTTAAACCAAGTAAGTCAGGCATATATATGGGTTTAGACGATCCTGCCCACATTCCTTTATTCTTAGCATGCTCAATCATACTAGGAGTTATATCTTGATAATCACAGGTGTAACTCATTTTGATTCTAATACATTCTAAATATCGAATTCAAATTATGCGCACTCGTCATCAACTCTGATGATATTTGAATTTTTTTAACTTACTAAAGGTAAATGATCAGGCTCTGTCAAGGTATATAATCCATCTGTATACACCATTGGACCTTCTATTCCATAATAATCTTCTCCACATGCTTTGTGCCATTTAATAGGAGTTGATGGGAGTCTCCATTGTTTAGGAATTCCGTCATCAACAAAGGAATGAATGGGTTCAACTAGTATTGATCCATCACTTTTAAATTCTGATAAAGGTGGATTACCATACTTTCTACGATGACATGCATTAACATCATCCCAAACTATATCATCAACTGATTCGAGATCATAATCTCTTGATGAATATGTATTTTTCATATATTCTCTATTTTCATAAAGTTGCCCAGTCACAAGTGGATCAACATCAATAGTCGAGTGCATCTTATAATCAAATGCGAATTTATGCGGATTTTTCTTGTAAATTAGATCTCTTCCACATGAATTTAACGGAATATATTTATCAACTTTAGCACAATTATTAAAATAAAACACCAGGATAATAATTATGATTATCATGATTACTATAAAGGATGATATGGATTTATGACCAAAATTGTCAAAATGTTGAGCTCTAGAAATTGTAATGACTTTCATAACACTATTGTATATTATCAGGTAAAAAATTAGAATGGAATGTAAAGAAATTATACTATGCCCATGTACATCTATTAAATAATGGCCATTTACATTCTGGATCACTACATGTAAAACATCCTTGCATATTTGCACTTCTACCATAAACACCTACAAAATTAGATTTTTTCTTCATGTTGCTTGGTAAAATACTATTAAACCACCCCTTTTCGTATACTATAATTAAGAGAATGATTATGACTATAATAATAGCAATCGCTTCAATCATGTTTTTTAATTCCCTATATTTTCGCTATATATAATGTATAATATAATTAATAATTTATCTATGATTTTCTGAATATATGTTTTCTGAATTTAGTCATCGCATCATCAGGAATTGTATTTTCTTGGAAAAATTTATACGACACACCATCTAAACGATTACGTATATAAAATAATGCATATAATCCGCATTCTGTTTTGGATGTTTGATGTTCAATATCAGAAACAGGAAAATACATTATTTTATTTTCATCAAATATCTTGGTTAAATCTGTCTTTGTTTTTTTCATCCAAGTAATGACTGGCTTAGGCGGTGGATTACCAGTGCTGTTAAAATATTCTATAGTACACATTCCATTGGTCATTCGCATATCAACGAATATAGCTACCCAATGCTTTCCCTTTCCTGTAGAAACATCAGTATTCAAAACACATCCAAAACATCTAGCAGGCTCTATCATTCTCCGCATCATACCTCCCATCCAAAAAACTTCTTTGCCTAGATAAACATCAGACATTGAGATTACTTCTAATGGTTCTTTTGTTTTCGCAAAATCCATCATAGCAAATGGGCATGGATAAAAGAAATGGAATTTTATACTCCATTGATAAAGTGTTTCATCTATGTGATTATTATTTAATAATGCTGTTGAATCTCTTGGACCATGTGGTTTAAACCTGACTCTTAATTCTCTATCAAGATCATTCTTTGATAAAATCCTATTGGAAACTACAAACTGTTTAAAAACCGGATGAATAATAATACATGATTCAGACGAACATCCCAATTTTTTAGCTGCTATATCAACTACTTCTTTTTTATCCATTGAATCATTATTGTTATCATCATTATCATCATTTATAAATTCTATCATTGCTGTTATTGTTCTATCTGATGAACATGGATCGTCATTTGATCTTTGACAAAATTCAGAACATTCATTAGTTGTTGTTGTTATTCCTTTAAAAATATTTTGATAATTACTCATATTATATTATATCACAGATGAATTGGACTAAATATAATTTAAAGGAGCTTATAGATAGAATAAAGGATAGAAAATCGGATGATATTAATAAAATATTCCGTACTGATAAACTAACATCAGTAAGTGTTGTTGATATCGCAGGGTTAACAATTCATAGTTTTGAAACGTATAAATTAGAATGCAGAAAATTATGCTATTACTTATCAGAAAAGGAATATAAAAAGTCTCTGCAATGTTTATCAAATGGTACCAAGTGTGTGAACATACCATATCTAACGTCTTATGATGTCGAAAAAATCTATATGGATACTTGTGATAGTACTATTTTGCATAAGTTTGCTTCAATATTAACAAAGATGATAAAACCAAGAAGAGGATACGTACCAAAAAGTCAGACATGGCTAGGAATAAACACAAATAGTATAGATGATTATGTTAAATTTGTTAAAGAATGTGAAGAACATGTTTATGGAATTGAATCATTAATGATATATATAATACAACGAATACAACTGATAGTTTACAAAACAAATAAACATAATGGATGAAAAATTATCAGAGTTCATATCATCTCATAGCAAAATCAATCAAAAATCATCTGATTGGAAAAATTTAATTACATATTCAGTTGGCGGATCAGAGATTTCAACATTATTAGGTGAAAATAAATTTAGTTCATATTCTGATATGTTAATTAAGAAGATCAAGTCCGTTGTTAATGAAAAATTTGGAATAATTGAAGCACAATCATCAAATGAATGTATTAGATGGGGAGTGTTGTTTGAGAACATTGCCAAATATGTTATTGAACAGGATTTAGGATGTTCAGTTAAAGGTGATAAAATATGTATAAAAATAGAAGATCAATTCAGATGTAGTCCAGATGGATATGTCATAGTCAAAACATCAACAGACAAAAGAAGAATCTTGAATAACAATGAATCTAAAAAAGAAAAACATGTGGATGAATTATTTGTAATTGAAATTAAATGTCCTTTATTAAGGAAATTAACTAATAATCCACCACCATATTATACTTCCCAAATACAAACAGGAATATCTGCTAGTAATATAGTTAATAGGGCTATTTTCATAGATATGTCATTTAGAAAATGCAATCTATCAGAATTAAAATACAATCCTGATTATGATAAGAAATATCACAGTTCTGGTATAAACTATTCAAAAAATAAACCTTATGCATGGGGGTGTTGTGTGATGAAATGTTTTAATCCTGAAGATAAACTATATACTAATTATTTAAAATCAGGATTAATTCTTATATCAGATTTGAGTAATGATGAATTTAATAGATTTTTGTCAGATTTCGAGAGTGAGAAATTCAAGATAGTGGATAATTTCATTATGTTTGCTGATGGAAGGGGTAACTACTCTGATTTATATAAGCAAATTATATTAGATGAAGAGAATATATTATATGTCTTGCCTTGGAAGTTGATGAACAAGTTATATTGTATAGTTGAGAAGGATAATAAATTCCTAGAAAAAGTAAGACCAATTGTTTCAGAATTTAACAAAAAAGTCAATCAGATTTCACAAGAAGTTATACAATCAATAGAGAAGGGACAAATTTCAATCAACAATTTATCACAACATCTAACAGAAAAATATAACATAAAATCGAATAATTCGTCAAACAATAGAAACTATTATGATAATCTTCAATTACTTTTTGATTCTGTTCAATAGACTGGTCTTTTTAACACGTCTATAATATACAGATTCACAAGATGTTTGAGATGATCTCGTAATTTCTATTATTTGTCCTTCCTTTGCATTTAACCATACTAACGGTGGATCATCCGAATGTATCTCTGGTATATCATTATGACATACATATAAATCATTGAAAACCTTAATTTCTTCTTCTGGAGTTAAAATTCTATGAACAGGAATGGAAGAACTGGTTGGTAAATTCATCACAAAGTTATGAAAAGGATACATATTAAAATATGGTTTATCTCCTTCTGGATCAGGAATAGAATAGCTTTTTTGATCTCTTTGAAGTTGAAATATTACTTCTGGTAATTGTTTTTTATCAAAGAAGTGATCTTCGGCTACAATAATCAATTCATCTAATGTATCTAATAATCCTCTTTCTGATATTACATTTGTTAATAATTTTTTTAAATCAGGACTATGGGATGAATATGCTCCTGTTGATGATAATATCAGAAATATTGTTAGTTCTCTGTTACCTCTCTTAACTTCCCTTATTGCATCTATTCTCATAAACCCTAGTTTCGTCATGGTTGATACTACCCAATCACTTTCAGATTTCGATACATCTGTACGTAGCTTTAATCCTCTATATGGAATGAAATGGTCAACTATGGTTTTAATCACTATTATTTCAGGAGGAACTAGATATAGATCCATTCTATTTACTGGTATAATTTATTATTTTTTAAATTCAAATTATGAAATTAATATTTCTTTTGTTTCATATCTAATATAATTTACAATAATAATGGCATCATATGCAAGAACACTATATGGTAGCAATTATGGTATGAGTACTATCAAGGATGCTATCTGTAATCATTCTATGGTAGTATTCGGGGTAATAATTTTGTTAATAATCATTGTTATAGTACTTATGTATTATATGCATAAATATAAGAAAAAATGTACAGAAGGTTTTATCTCAGCTGTTAATAATATGACAACAGGCAATAATAATCCACAATGGCAATATGGAGCTATGGATGCAGGTAATTGGGGACCTATGCATAGAGATCCTAATGAATATAATGTTGCTGTTTTCCATCCAAGTTGGAGAGCTGGAGGAGCATGTGGTAAAGAAGGGATGGCTGAAAGGAATTTATCATCATGCGGATCAATTGGATCTTGTACTGGGTCATCAACGGGAAATTGCAACAAAACTTCTCCAGGACCTCGATCATGCTATTGTGGAGAACATTGGAATCCATCAGCAAGTATAGAAGCTCAGGCCTTAGCAACTGCTGGTGTTTTCGGAGATTATATGATGGATCCTGCATTTGCCAGTCAAAGAATGCAGAATGCTGTTGGATCTGCAATTGATCCTAACAAAGATATTAATGATGATGTATTCTCAACGATTATGCATAGCGGTAATGTTCCATAGAAATTATTATGCCATGTAAAAATTATTATGCATAACAATAAAAAAATAATAATATAGGAAAAAACATAATGAGCAACAATGATATTAATAATATTAATGGGGGAGGAATATCCAGAATAACTAATCTAGTTAGAAATCATGCGAGTTTAGCAATGACTATCATTATAATTTTGGTGATTTTAGTTATATATTTATACATACATTACCATGGCTTTATGGGAATTGGTCCAATGAATAAGCAAATGAGTAATAAAGTAGATGATAACCGTGAGATATATAAACTAATAAATTCACTTAATAATTCAGATTAATAGTATATATTTTGAATTTTTTATGTATCCGACTATATCAAATATTACATTATCTAATCCAGGAAGTCCAGAAGCTGAAGATGCTGTGAAATTTTATATGTCAGATGTGTATTCTAGGAAAGAATTTGCTTATATTTTACCATATGAATCTAATCAACCATCAAGAACTGAGATATCAGGATTTAATTTTCCTGATGAAGATTTAAAACTATCCCTATCAGGATTAAGATTGAGTGGAGCACAATTATTTATCAGAAATTTTAACAATCCTGACACTTCATTTACTAGATTATTAATAAATTGGCTAACAGGAGCTGGTAAATCCATAGCAGCAATTAGTATAGCTCAAGAGTTTGTTAAGAACTTCAAATCTCGCACATTCTTAGGTGAGATTTCTCCTAGTGTTGTTATTATAAGCTTTACATCAAGAGAAACAATACAAGAAGATATGTTGAAATTTCCTGAGTTTGGATTTGTTTCATATTCTGAACTGGAAGAAATGAAAAGATTAAGACAATTAGGAGATTCTAGACAGTTGTCTGGACTTGTAGGTGGATTCAGAAGAAGACTAACTGACAGAAACAGAGGTGGGTATTATAAATTCTATGGATATAAAGAATTTGCAAATCATGTATTTATTATCAGCCAAAAAGGCGTTAATACAGGTTTTGACGTCCAAACATTATATATGCGTGATGAAGTTAATTTTGGTCAAAGATTGATGGATGCTGTAAAAGATGGATTAGTCACAGTCAATAATGATTTAATAAATAGTCTTAAAGGTGGATTAATTATTTGTGATGAAATACATAATGTGTATAATATTCTCGAGAAAAACAACTATGGTATTGCCATACAATATGTTTTGGATGTTTTAGGAAAAAATGCTCCACGGGCAATATTTATGACGGCAACTCCAGCAACAGGCAGTGCAGCAGAGATAATAGACTTATTAAACTTACTAATACCAAGAGATTATTTACCTGGTGGTATCCCATTAAAAAGATCTGACTTTTTCGTTAAAACAACTGATCCATTAAAATTAATTGTTGATGATGAAGAAGATATAAAAGCGGTGGAAGATGGGAAAGAAAACAACAAAGAATTATATGTTCAAGAATCTAATTTTGTTGTGTCACAATTATCAAAAGACGCATTGGAAAAAATATCTCATTTATCAGCTGGCAGAGTATCATCATTGTTAGACACAGACTTATCGTTTTATCCAAAAAGAATATTTGTTGGTGATCCCATAAGTGACGTTCCATATTTAAAATTTACGCAATGTGTTATGACACCATTTCATTTGAGAACATTGGATCATGAACTATTGGGGAAGGCAGTTAATGCAGGTCTTAATGTAAGTTCTTTTTCATTATATGATATAGCTTTTCCTAATCCTGAGTTTTTGCCAGATGCTGCTGCTTCTGACGAAAAATCATTCGGATTATATAATTCTATTGAAACCGTGGCTAAAATATCTCAAGCAGATATTATATGGAGACAATCAGTAGGTATATCAATAGAAAAAGGATCAGAATATGGGTTAATATCACAAACAAAGATAATATCCGGTCAATTTCTACAGTTAGAATCATTAAAAAATTATAGCAGTAAATACCATCAGTTAATACAAGATGTTAATAAAATAGTCAGAAATGAATCATCAGGTAAGATTATGATTTATCATCATCGCGTTAGAATGTCAGGAGTTTTACTATTACAAGAAATTTTGAAAATGAATGGATATATTGATGAATATTCTGTACCTGTTGACAATACATATTGTGCTATATGTGGTATAACGAGAAAAGAACATCAAGATGAAGTTGCATGTGAAAGATGTCCTGCTCCCAAGAAAAATCACCAATACTCTCCCGCCAGATTCGTCGTCGCACATAGTGACATTGATAGATCAACAATGCATAAAAGCTTAGCAAAATTCAATTCATCTTCTAATCTTGAAGGAAATGAATATAAAATAATCTTAGGATCAAGAATAATAAGAGAAGGACTTAATTTCAAAGCTATCAGACATCAATTTATCTTAAGTATTCCAACCGATTATCCTACTTTGATACAAATTTTCGGAAGAGTAGTTAGAAAAAATTCACATATTGAATTACCTGAGAAAAAAAGAGATGTTCATATAAAAATATATGTGTCGACAAGGCCTGATGGGAAAATATCACCTGAGTTACAAAAATATATTGATAAAGGGAAAGAATTTCTTGTTATACAACAGATAGAAAAATCTCTAAGGACTTATGCAATAGATGGTTTTGTTAATTATCCTAGATTACAGCATTTTTCACAATTACAAGGTGAAAATCTTAATGTCTCTGACTTGAATCTTATACCATATAATCCGAAATATGGACCTGGGATTGACAATAAAAAAATCAACTCATTAACATATAATGCATATGATTATGTAGATAAGGAAATATCAATAATAGAATCTATATGCAAGGCGTTATTTCATATAAGATCAGTATGGACTTTTGATGATTTATGGAATGAAATTTTAAAAGGAATTATCAAGAACGTTAATATTAGAACAGACATGTTTAGTAAATATAATTTAGAAACTGCTTTACAAAATCTATCATTCCCATTTGGGAAAATTCCACAAATAATAAGTAAAGTGGGAAACTACTATATTTGTTCTATGTTTAATTCTAACAAAACAGCAGAATTGGACATTGAATCATATATCCGAGAAAGATATAATACAATAAATAAAGCTGATGTATCATCTGATGGATATACCGGAACAATACCTGGATTAGTCATAAATCTAAAGAGTTATCTAGAGGATTCGTCAAATATTGATAAAGATTTCAAAGTCAAATTGAAGAATTTCGAAAAAAGAGTGTTATCAAATAACTATAATATTGATTTGTCTCTTGTTGATTATCATTCATCATTCCATTACAATATTCTACGAAAATTGATCTCTGATAGAAATAATCGGCTAACTTTGATTGATGAGAAGATAATCCAGATGTACAAAAAATTTAAAATATTGATAACTACAGAAGGCAAACCGACGGGATATGTAGCAGCTGACTCTGTCATATCATATAATGAAAAAATGAAAACATGGGTGAATATTAATCATTCCGAATTTAAAATAGGAAAGAGATACAATGAGAATAATATTTTAGTAGGTTTTACAATATCAGATAAAGCTAGTAAAATCGATGATTTTATGATTGACATATCTGCTAAATTCAAGATTAGACCACCACTAAAAAAATTAAAGGAATCATTCAAAAAATTAAGCAATAAAAACGTAGATTTAAGGACATTGTCTAGAGGTGCAGTATGTGAGACACGACCAAGAGAAGAGTTAACAAAATATTTGAATAAATTAACAAAATATGATAATAGTAATCAGGATTCTGCGAGATTTCCATCAGCAAATAAATTATGTTTAGCTATAAAAACATTACTGTTGAAATTCGAATCTGAAGCAAGAAATTCTTCTGATGGTATGCTAAATGGATTGAGATGGTGTTATCTTTTCAATGATAGAGTCCCATCCATTAGTTCTATTTTCAATTAGTGGATATTGACTATATATCTACAACGCGGACAAACCCCATAGATTATAGTTATCATATTATAAATTTGATTGCAGAAAATATATAGGATAGAAATCATGTATTGTGTTAAAAATTTTACAACAACAATCAATATTGTTGACCCAATTAACTTCTGCCAGAACATAGAAATGCATATTTTAACTGATTTGCGTTCTAGATTTCAAGGTAAATGTTATAAAGGATGTTATGTGATTTCAATCAGAGATATTTTAAATTATTCTAACTGCCAGATAATTAGTACTAATTTATCTTCTGACGGTTTAATAAATGTAATATTTTCAGCTGATACTTTCGTGTATGGAAAGTGGGATATTTTAATAAGTGTCAATATGTTAAAATGTGATAAAGTCCAGATCGGACAATTTCAAGAACAAGATTCACCAGTAAAATCAATCGTTGGTCTATTACAAAACACGTCTCAAATATTCTATGTTGGTCAGAAGATACCTTCTAGAGTTGTACAGGTTCTATATAAACCAGGTCAGCAGATGAATATTGTTGCTATTCCTCTATCATGTGATAAACATGTTTCAATATATAATGTCAAAGGGAATTTAAAAGCAGATGCAAAATCAGAAATAACAAAGTTTAATGAATTAATCATGAGTGAAATGAATCTTAGAGAACAATCGCTAAAAATAGAATCAAAAAGATCTTCTATTTGGTTTTTCGAAAATTTGTTGTATGGTTATATTACTGAAGGATCTCAAAAAACAGAGGAAATAATATGTAAAAATGGTATGAAATGGAGTGGACCTCCTGGAATAAAAACAAATCATAAGACTGTTAATTTAGTTGATATTATGCATGATTATGATAAATCGCGTGAATATAATTTGACTGGAGTTTGGACGAGAGATTTATCAATATATAGATCATCTCCATTAATTTGTAAGCTAGATAAAATACCTGACGGGTCAGTATCAATAGAAGTTAATCCACGTCAACTCATGATTGAACAATTAAAAAATATGTATGATTTCTTAAAGGCAGTCAGGCAATTAGCTGATACTTATGATACAGATGAACTGGTTACATCACATATGAATGTTTGGGCATTCATGAAACAAAATCAAAGAAAATATATGCAATAGTTTGGATTATATGTATTAATTAGTGTTAATAAATAGCTATGAATATATTTGTTTTTTATGGATAATACACATAACATAGATAACATACATAACATAGATAATACACATAACATACCTAGCGTTTCTCGTCAGAAATCATTTATAATAGAAAATAGTTATATTTTAAACAAACATAATAAACACACGATAATTAATATTGTTTTGACAGATATAGGCAAAGAATCAATTATTGAAACTTCAGACATAGAAGTTAATATAAATTTAGATATTGTGGAAAAAATAAACAGTAAAACTTTACTACAAATATATAATATTGTTAAATCAAGATTAGATTTTTTGAATTCATAGTATAGATAATGACCAGTCCGCAGGATCTAATGCTAGCATATGATAATAAATTTACAGGATCAAGATATGATTCTAACATTTACTCTTTATCAAATGATGGATATTATGAAGATTTTTCAGATAATTTAAGGAAATATATTGATAAATATGTCACTGGTGGTGGTATGGAAAGCTGTCTTGATGGAGTTATATTATTATTTGATAAAAATGACTTTAAAATTAGTAGCAATGATGAAAATGATAATGATAATGATAATAAAAGTGATGAAAAATTCGCAATTGAGAACTTTGTTGTCAGGACTGGTGGACTTCAACCAACTGACTTATCAATAAATGAATATATTATTGAAAAATAACATACATATATAATATAATGCAGGATAATAATCAGCAAATATCTGATGTTGATGTTGATGTGGATGTGAAAATCAACAATGAATTCGTGTCTATTGATTTCGTAGTTAATAAAGGAGTTGATGTATGGAATTTTATAGAACAGGAAAAGAAAAACAATGTTGATGAGAAAAAAATTCTAGAGAAAGTCATACAATGTTATAGACCATTTATATCATCATATCCTGTCGTCGTTAGATTAATGTTATCAGGTGAATACTCAACTAGGGCATTTAAGAAATTTTTAATTAAATGTGGTAGGATGGAAATTAAATCAAGAGAACAATTCTTACGAATGCAAATAGAATATATCATAATAATGTATAAGATAAATAATCCTCATCCTGATGAAAAATTCATAAAAAACTATAGATCAGAGTTGATAAGTAATATATTAAATGATGATAAGGAGTTTATGAAATTGAATGAGATGGCTGAAAAAATATATTCAAAAAATCGTGAAGATATCATTAATCAAAGACGTCAAACCATATATAAATATTTACAATCAATGAAACAATAAATTATTTAAGTTGTTTTTTCACTGATTTAAATAACGATAACACATGTGATAATATATTTGGTTGACAATTAACTAATCTAATTGTTTCTGATGTAAACCACTTAGATTCAGAAACCTCTCCCATATTTTTCATAAGTTTCGTTCTTTTATATAGATCATTATCACTGATATTATCTTTTAATACAGCAACATAATAAATATAAACATATCTAACATCAGCACTAGTATGACATATTTTTCTTTTCATATCAGGAAGTATTTTATATTCTGATTTATCAACTCCTGATTCCTCTTTCAATTCTCGTATAGCACATGAAATATCTGATTCATTAGAATCTATTCTATGACCCTTTGGAGGTTCCCAAATTGATTCACCTACACCTTTAGCAACTTTTATCATTTCATGAAGTTTTTTTCCGTTGTCATTAACCATAAATAATGATAAGAATTTCTGATAATTTTTAAAATAAAGCTTCTGATTTTCTTTACATAACCAAACCCTAAACCACATATGTTTGAAATCTAATGTCCATATATCTATTAATTCATTTGTTGACATATTATCTAATAATTTATTGACAGTTGGAAGTTTTCCTTGATATGTAGATTGTTTAGATGTTGTCTGTTTAGACATTGGTAGTTTATAACGTCCATGTATGAAATCAGCGAAAGCATATGTATATCTTTTGTGAATCAACAAAACTTCTAACTTTCCAGTTTTTTTATTATGCTTAAATAGAATTATCCCAGAAGATACTCTCGTAGAATATTGATTATATTTACTAGTTTTTTTATTCATTATTATAACATATTTCTATTCGTTAATTCTATATAATTATGGAAAAAATCAGGATTCCTTTAAGATATAAGCAACGTATAGTGTTACAATTCAAGTCTGCTAATAATGTAAATTACTTGTTTAACAATATAAAACATAATTTTCCTAATAATCGGCAAAAAGATTTTATATTAAGGACATTACCAGATATAGTCGAAACATTTGCTAATACTTTTGGATATATATATGACTTTGCAGATTCTGACAGCGTTGCTATAAGAGGATTTAACAGCGCATCAGGAAATATTAAGTCAGAGATATCAAGATTGAATAGACAATTTTATATTTATTGTATGAAGTTATCTAAAAATTTGCATACGCTAAACAAGAAGGCTGAATATGAATATGATGACGAACCATATCATATGCGAATGTTTATAGCTGATAGTTTAAGACCACCAGGATTGGAGCATCTAAATGGACCAGGACCCTTATATGAGATAAAAGAAGACCAACGTAGTTTTTCCAGACATTATTTATCAGACAATGATGAACCATGGGATATTGGTCGTCATAATAGGACAGCAGAAGAGGCATTATCAGAATATTTTGGTGGTGATAATCGTATAGGAACTGCATTGGGATTTACAGAATTTGGAGGAGATAAAAATCTAAATCAGAATTGGAAGAAAAATAATGAAACTAGGTTTATGAGATATGAAACAATTCCTTTTTGGCAAATGGGAGGTCATGAAGGATATGAATTGGATATAGAAGACACGTTAGGTCAAGCACCAATAGAGTTAGGTGGACATGTTAGGAGATGGGATGGTTTGGAAAGAATGATTAATAAAAATGGCATGAAATATAGAAGATATGGTCCTACTAGTAGTTATAATAGCTAAATTTGAATCAAGAAATTATTTTATATACTAATGGAATCTGTTTATATTGCATTATCACAAGATATGAAAAAGGCACTTGATAAATTCTTCTATCCATTGGATGTTGAATGTGGAATTTGGATCGAGAATAGAACACTATTATATATTCCGCCATTTTATATGAAATGTGATTATGATTGTGCGGATGAGTTCTTTTGTGTTAATATAAGATGTGAAAATTGTTATAAAACTCGTAATTCTTGTAAATCATGTCGCGGCGCTTCTCCAACATATCCTTTATATTGTATAGTCGCATGGGATTGTGGTAAAACTATTGTTGTTAAATCACCTGATGATTGGATAAACCATCTTGATGTAATTATTGAATGGTATGAACGATACAAAGCAGTGTTGGATAAAATGTCTGGCAAGTAATTATATAATTATCCAATCTTCTTTTTTTCGCTAAATTTGAATCAATTTGTATTTGGTCATCATTTGTTAAATGGAATATTTGCCTGGTGAAATAGTAGAAAATATATTTAATCCACTTTGTGTTTATGATAAGACTCAATGTAGATTAGTTTGTAAATTATGGGAAGAATTATTGAGAGATATTAAATTCTGGAATGGTCATTATGTTGCGTATATGGAAAATTTCAGACAAAGATTATACCAAGATTTTAAGGATTGTATGACGGAGTGGATTCAAATATATAATACAAGAGGAATAGAATTTAGTACAATGATAATGTGTGGAATTTATAAAGATGCCTTGATGAGTGAATTTGTTGTAGAAAATACTTTAAGAATTGCAATACAAGTTGGTAATATCCATTCAGCAAAATTTATATACTATTTCTTCAAAGAACATGACAAAAAAAAGTTAAAGATGTTGTTTATGGATCCACATAGGTTGCTTAAACTCTCTTGTATGTCAGGTAGTAAAGAAATGTATAAATTTATTAGCAGCATTTGTGAATTTGGTCTTGACAAGATGAATTATATAGAAGATATATTTCGTTGGTTGTGTAATACAAGTACTTCACGTGGATGGTCATCAAAACCTTTATCATGGTTAATAAAAACATATAAAATAGAAAAAAATGATCATATCGTTGAATCAATAATAATTCTGTTTATTAATAAAAAATACGCTGAAGCAAAGTTATTGATTAATAAATTAGATATTAATACTAATAATCTACTTGAATCAAGAGCTTTTGAAAACGCAAACATATCAATAAAAACAAGTATTTTAGAAAACTTATAAAAAATGTGGGAACAAAGAGAATATAATATTTTTTATACAAATCTTTTAAATCTCATCTCACCATATAATGATATATATTCTTTATCGCCTTCTGATAAACTGTCAGCCATTAATTTATTACGCGATTTAAATTCTCTGAGGAATGAATCAGCATAGGATAAACTAATCTGTCGAAAATCTTTAGATTCAAATTCTTTTCTTAATGTATCTGTGTTGACTAAATATTCTTCATAATGGATTCCATTGCTAAATGGTAATAGTACTGAAATTTTCTGACCACTAGGTTCTATTTCTTTCTTATCACCACCATACATTCTCTTGATCGAATATTTATTTGATTCTCCTTCAAAATATTTCCAATATTGACCTTCAGATATGTTATTTGATTTGAATAAGTTATGGACTCTTTTTCCATCCATGAAGGTTAAAACAACTATTCCTCCTACTCCGATTACCATCTTAATGAAGGTTATAAAGTTTCGAATAGATTCAATACTACTCATAAAATAGTGTACGGCAAGATTACATACAACGGCTTGGGCAGTTTCTAGAATGAAACCAGCAGATTCCAATTTAGCAATATTGACAGGATATTCTTCGTTTATGTCAGCAACAATGATTTGAATATGAGTTGAAAACTGTTTAATGTTTTTGTTTCTTTTATTGGATTTGACTATGTCATATTTCCTAGTGACTAAACTTGACAATGCTGCTGGATCTTTATCAATAGCAATAAGATTGTGTATTTTATACTTAAAATATCTTCCCAAGTCTTGTCCTTTCCCAATTCCAATATCAATAACTGTTTTTGATTGAGATATAGATTCCATAACTTCTGACTTCATAAATGAAATTAATGCAGTTTGTGCTTTATATGTATTTGCTTTATTGTTAATAAAATAATCCGCAGATGGTCCATTCCATAACTGATCAACTGAGAATGGGTCAAGATAATTTAACCAAATCATTTCTGCTACAAAGAAATCATTACCAAAATATTGATTGGTTAATAAATCTCGTTGCCTATCTTCCCTTATTTTGACAATTCCCCAATTCGTTATTCCGATCCTGCCTGACATATCTATGCATATATTTTCTTTAGAGGCACATCTCATCTCTACAATTTTATTATCAATATCTTCATCAGATTTATGCCTGAAAATATATGCATAGGGTGAACCACTTGGCGAAAACTGTATGGGAAAATAGTCACTATCATAATTAAAAGTTCTAAATATATCTTTATATCCCGGACAAAACTGGATATTAAGGGATTGTCGCAGATTCTTATCAATTCCTACAAATAACAGATATATTTTATATTCTTTGGTATCCACATATGGTTCTTTACCGAGAATACTACTTGGAGCTCTTTTGACAAGAAAATCAACAGTATTATTTTCGAAATCTTTCCACTTATAGCTATGTGTTGATACATAGTTTTTACCTGGTTCAATAAATATCAATCCATCTATTTTGTATTTTTTATCTGGATTATTCGAATTTTTTAAAATTCCTTCTATTTCTTCTTTCATAATTGATGGAACTAGAGATTCATCAGATGCTAATCTAATAAACTTCTTAGTTTGAGCATTAATACCAGATGATACTAAGATAGATTTTGCATGTTGGAAATATTTAAACCTCTCCTCGAATGGTTTATCAGCCATATTTTCTTCATTTATGACAATAACATCAAATATTAGGAATTCTTTGTGATTTTCAGATTGAATCAACTCACCATCTACTATAGTAGTGCCATGACCTTCATTATTATTTTTTTGCGGTTTCTGAAATTCGAATAATTGATCAGATGTGATTATAATATTTTTATCTCCTCGAATAATACATATAGCTCTGATACCATCTGCTTTATCAGTTATAAAATAACCTTTCGGCGGATATATATTCTTATAACTCGTTTTATTAACAGATAATACTTGTGGTAATAACCTTTTTAAACCAAGTTCGTTTTTGAATCTTGCTTGATATCCTGCAGGTGATATGATATATTTAGCGATATTATATACTTCTTCTTGAATCCATAAATCTTTGGTGATGTCAGGATCTGCAGATAATATAATCAATTCTGCTGCATTTGTAATATCTATTGGGCGTAAGATTGCGGATGATTGATCAGTTAATAACTTTCCTGATGAATCTTTTATACCATTGAATTCAATCTCTATCTCATATTTATATAAGAATCTAGATGGAGCATTCTTCTCATCATCCAATCCTAATGATTTGATAACTTTATCAGCATCTTTGGTAGGATTAGATTTAAACATTTTATTGACAATGTCACTTAATACAGAATCAGCACTACTTCCTGTTATCTGACGTACTATTGTCATATCAATACGCCAATAACATCTCAATTTATCATCATTTGACGTTGGAATCGAAACGTTAAAGCTGATTCTCAATTTAGATCTAATAATTGAACCAGAATTACTAACAAATTTTGTTTCCTCATTTAACTCATTTGATAAAGAAATTATATATGATAATCCGATTGGATTCCTCACTTTTACTGGAAACATAAATTGGTGTTTACTCAAAGTTCTCTCACTTATTTTTTTCCCTAATGAGAATTTAATTTCTCTTATAAAAGTTGGAGCAGGTATTCTATTAGAATCTTGTTTTATTGTCTCTGCTAGTACATTAATACTTTGAGAAACTTCTCCTTTTCCTATTTCAATAGATGATTTTTTGAATTTGTCGGGAATATTCTTTTGAATGATATTATCAAGAACTTTAACAAATAAATCAAACGACACATTCTGAAATCTAACTTCAAGTTCAATATTGTTTACGTTTGTTATTTGATTTGATAATTCTCTACGATAACGGGTTATAATACTTTCCATAGAATTTTGAGTCATTATTTATATTATGGTTATATTAATTATCAAATTTGAATAGGATGTAATGTTTTATTATAACTGATTTATGTTCTTAGTTGTTATTTCTTTATATCCAATATATAAAATCTTTTCTCGATATCTTGATCATAAACAAATATGTAGTCTATTGATGGTCAATAGAAGTTTATATTCATTATATGTTGATAAATTCAATCCTATTAAGAAGAAAAAAATAGCAGAAGCCATTTATGAAATAATAACATCTAATGAAAATACCACTATATCATTATCACAAAATACTTTTGATAAGTGTATTGGTAGTGTAGATTATAAAACCTTGTTTAACATGCTATGTGGATGCGAAATATATGAGATAGGTTTAAATATATTAACAAGAGTTTTACATGAGAGAAAATATAGATATAAACAATTAATAACTTATGACGAAGAAAATTGGCAAACAGCTAATTCTATGGCAATGATTTTATGTGGTATATTCAAAAAGGATAAATCAATAATTAGATATCTCACATATAAGGAAATATCAGCAATGAATAAATTCATTAAAGAAACGATACATTATTATAGGTTCGGTAATGATCTCAAAAATAGGGTTAAGTCAATACTAGGAGAAGATATATGTGATCTTATATTATCTGAAGAATATTATTATAGCTAATTTGAATTATCTTTTTTAGATGTTATCATAGTATGTTCTCATTCGTTATTTCATTATATCCCGTCCAAGATACTATTATTAATTATCTCAATCATAAACAGTTATATCTGTTGATATCTGCTAATAAAGACTTATATAATTTATTCATAAACAGATTTAAACTTGTCCTACAAGAAGCAAAAACAGATATGTTATGTAATATTATTACAGGTAAAATAGATACCGTGCCATATAAAATATACCGTAAATGTATGAAAGATATTAATTATAAAGATGTATTTAACAAGGTTCCATGTGATACCTTTCGAAAAGGAGGTAATTATGTTGGTCGGACAATGTTTATAAATATATTATATGATAGGAGTTTTAGATGTAATAAACAAATGACTTATGATGGAGAAGATGTACGAACAGTTATGCATATGGCAAAAATATTCTTTTCATTATTTCTATTAGATCCTGATATCATCAATGAAATGACAAACTGTGAACTTATACATTGTTACAATATTTCATTCAGAATATGTAGGCATTGGAGTAAAAATCCTCCAAAACACCAAGATGAGAGATCTGAAGAGAAGTTTAGGGATATTAAAAAAGCAACACATGGTTTTAAAAATAGGCTATTAAAGCTTATAAAATCTGTTCATATTGAACGTGGAATTGATATGAACGCTATTAACGGTATTAACGGTATTGGCAAACGGCGATAATAACTTCAACAAATGGCAACTATATTTGAATTATCTTTTTTAGATGTTATCATAATATGTTCTTAAATATTATTTCATTATGCTCTAATTATCTCAATCATAAACAGTTATATCTGTTGATATCTGCTAATAAAGACTTATATAATTTATTTATAAACAGATTTAAACTTGTCTTACAAGAAGCAAAAACAGATATATTATATAATATTATTACAGGTAAAACAGATGCCGTGCCATATAAAATATACCGTAAATGTATGAAAAATATAGATCATAAACAGTTACGTTTGTTGATATCTACTGATAAAGGCTTATACGATTCATTTATAAACGGACTTAAACCACCACAAGAGGCAAAAACAGATATATTATGTAATATTATTACAGGTAAGGTAATGAAGAAAGATGTGCCATATAAAACATACCGTAAATGTATGAAAGATATTAATTATAAAGATGTATTTAATAAAGTTTCTAAAAGCACTGTCAAATTAAAACATTCCGGATATTCTATGTTTATGGTGATTTTATTTGACAGAAGATATAAGAACAATCCATTAATAACTTATGATGGAGAAGATTGGCCTACTGCTGATTCAATCTCGAAAATTTTATTATCTATATATAGAAAGAATGAAAGCTATATTCGTGAATTTACACATAAAGAACTTTCATGTATATATCATCGTCTAATAAAAAGTGCAGTGTTTAATCGGAGTGTTGAATATTATGAACAACATGATAGATATTTTGATGATAACATGTTAGACTTTGAAAAGGCCGTCGAAAATGAATTGGGAATACAATTATACGAATTATTCTTAGATGAAGAATATTATTATAGCTAATTTGAATTATCTTTTTTAGATGTTATCATAGTATGTTCTCATTCGTTATTTCATTATATCCCGTCCAAGATACTATTATTAATTATCTCAATCATAAACAGTTATATCTGTTGATATCTGCTAATAAAGACTTATATAATTTATTTATAAACAGATTTAAACTTGTATTACAAGAAGCAAAAACAGATATGTTATGTAATCTCACAAGGAGGGATTTAAATATATCCCGATTAACATATAGTAAATGTATGGAGAATATAGAATACAAGAAGATTTTCGAGCGAGTTTATAGAAATCATAACCAGAATGGAATGATTATAATATTTGATATATTGATTCATAGAAGTTTAGAATATCGTCCATTGATAACGTATAAAGACGAAGATGATGATATTGCCATGAAAGCTTCTAGGATGTTATTGTCAATTTTCTATAGTGATAAGAAAAATATCAAATATTTCACACATAAAGAAATGGCTCATATATACGAATTCATGAGGAGAAAACATTTGAAGAGACATTCAAGTAGAAATGATGATTATGTTGATCTAAATCGTTATTTATTTAAAAGTGAAGTCCAGAAATTATTTGGAGAAGATATGGCTAATACAATCCTATCAAATCATAATTGAATTATCTTTTTTAGATGTTATCATAGTATGTTCTCATTCGTTATTTCGTTATATCCCGTCCAAGATACTATTATTAATTATCTCAATCATAAACAGTTATATCTGTTGATATCTGCTAATAAAGACTTATATGATTTATTTATAAACAGATTTAAACTTGTCCTACAAGAGGCAAAAACAGATATGTTATGTAGATGTATTTTAGATAATTCAATATTTATGCCAGATATGGTATTCAGGAATTGTATTGAAAATATACAATATGAGAAATTGTATGACTACCTTGCTAATAATTTCAACGATCCTAATAAATTCAGTATTGTCTTATTTTCATCCGTTATAAAGAAAAGGTATCGCGATTCTGTTAAAAATCCTCACACAGAAATCGACAAGAAGATCATATCAAAGTTAGCACCTTGCCTTTATTTAGTTATATCAATTTATGCAGAACAAGTTAAGTTATTTTCTGATTTGGAAGTTATGCATATTTATAAGTATTTAGAAAACGGAGATCCAGATAGCTTTTATACGGGTCTAAATTGTTTTGATGATGATGTAATTGAATATCGTGGACAATCTAACAGGAACAAAATATTATCTCTCCCGTCTATGAAACGTGTTGGTCATAAGTTACTCAACTGATTAATTGTTTTTTATCTAGATTTGAAACATGTATATAATATGTATAATCATCATGTCTGTTCCTAAATCATATATTGGTAATATCAAAGAAGCAATTGATTCAGGAAAGATACCAGGTTCTTTTAATAAAGATAGAACAATCTTTGAATTTCCTACATTAACATATAAAGGTGCTAAGGGTGTTGTTCGATTATGGACAATAAAAGTCAAACTTGTTAATAATACTGGCAAATACGAACCAATAACAGATGACATCTTGACTGGAAAGAAAAACGAATATATTAAACCATTTAAAGCAGAAATAACGGTAGAGTCATATCAGAAAGACGGAAAGATAAGAGATGTAACTCCAACATATGTTACTGAAGGTAAAAATTTGGGCAAGAAAAATGAAACTAATATGGTTAGTCAAGCAATAAGAAACGCTTTAGGATTATATAACAAACAAAAAAAGAAAAGTTTATCTACAACTCCTACTACATCTGCTACATCTACGACTCCTACTACATCTACGACTCCTACTACATATTATATGCCTCCTCCAATGCTTGCTAAAGTGCTTGGATCATCCAGAGATGCGACTTTAACAGAAGATGATTATAAAGATGGACTAATATTACAAAGAAAATTCAACGGAGTACATTTAGTAACATTCTATGAATTGGATGATAATAATAACGTTAATGTCATAAGATATTCTAGAACAGGAATGCCATATGTTGGCCAAAATCATATAGCGTCTGAACTAATTTCATTATATCCTGCTTTACCCAAGTTGACTATAGGAAATTATGGAATAACGGAGATAAACAAAATCATAACTCCTTACTTCTCAGGCGAATTATATCTTCATGGTAAATCTCTTAACTGGATTTCTGGTCAAGCTAGAAAAGAACAAGATGAGAATCAATTAAATTATTATATATTTGATGTGTTCTTTCCTGAACTAATTAAATCTGGATATAATATGCCAAGCAAATATAGACAAGAATATTTATGCTCATTCTTTGATAATATTCAACGAATGGGATTGTCACATCCACATATATGTTCTGTTGAGAATTATCCCGTTAAATCAAAACACGAAATAGATACTTTAGTTAAACAATTTGTTGATGAAGGTTATGAAGGTGGAATTGTCAGGAAAAATAACGGAAAATATATATATTCATACCAAAACTATCATTCAGGAAGCTTGGTAAAAATCAAACCTATATATGATGATGAATTTGTTGTTGTTAATTTTACCCAGGGAGTAAGGGGTAAAGATGTAGGGGCAATTATTTGGATATGTGAAGTTAAAAACACAGTTAACAAAGATGATAATTTATTTAAAGTCATTCCAAAGAATATGACATATGAAGACAGATACAAATTATTTAAATGCATGAATGAAGTAATTATCAATGAGAATGGGGATAAAGTAACTAAGTTTGAAAAATATGTTAAGGGTAATTTGCTGACAGTTGAGTATAGAGATATGGCAAAAGATACTGGTAAACCTTTACAAGCTAGATCAACAGTTTTCAGAACATACGAACAAGGATCAGAAAAAGATCCAATCGGTAAGATAATAAGTGATTGTATAAAATAGATCTATTATTCCGTCAAATTTGAATGTTTGTTTTTTACGATTATTAGCAATGAATAACCTTGATAAATATCTTTTACGAATTATATTCGACTTTCTTGGTGATAAAGGAATTTACAATTTAGGAAGATGTTCTAAAAAATATTATGGTATTTTCGCGAAAGTATGCAATAAAAGACTTGAGGATTGTGGATATTGTGGTTTATATTCCCCATATCCAGGATTATATAGCGAATATATAACGCACATTACGATGGGAAGATTCTATAAATTATTCAATTATATAAGTAAACCATATTCTGAACATATAAACATAAAAGTATCTAGATTGGCTAAATTATTTAACATCATTGAATCAAGAATGTATGTATTCATAAAAATGGGAATGTTTCATATCTTGATCCTGAGAAATATTTGTACAATGTTAAAATCATTTATCAATGAATATCCAGTATTTAAAATATATAACAATGTTTTGGAAAAATTAGATGAGGTAGATCATACTAAATTTGAACATTAATTTTTTACGGATAGTATTTAGCTTTCTCAATGACAAGGAAATTTACATAAATTATTTGAAAAAGAATGTAGAAGGAGATTTATTCTTTTTTTGTCAATTTGAATATATGGTATGGTTATATTATATAGGAATTTATTATGTTAGCAGGATATTCTATTATTGATAAGATTAATTTCAGAATATTAACAGACAAAGATAATATCACTTCAAGCTATGCCTCAATAAACAATTATGAATTATTTGATTCTGATGGACAACCAATATCTGGAGGTCCTTTTGATGCGAGATTAGGAGCTATTGATGCAAGAAGTGTATGTGCTACTTGCTCTCACGGTAGAAAATTATGTCAAGGACATAGAGGTCACTTAGAACTTAAAGTTCCAATATTACAACCTATAGCTATAAGTGAAATTAGAAAATGGTTAAAAATAGTATGTTTTACATGTGGAGCAATAGTTGCTGATAGAGATAAATTCATGAAATTCTCTATAACTAAGAGATTAACAGCTGCGTCATCATCAATTCCAGATTTAAAACAATGTCCTAATCCATCATGTGGTGCCATTCACCCTAAAATTATCAAAGATGAAGAAGATCATTTCACCTTCTGGGCTGATTATGCATCAGAATTACCAAAGAAGAAAGGTAGAGCAAAATTAAAGAGAACATCTACAGAAGTGAAATTATATCCAGGGATGATAAAATCTATATTTGAGAAGGTAACAAATCATGACGTGAAATTATTAGGAAGGCCAATAGAATCTCATCCAAGAAATTTAATCATGCAAACAATGAATATTCCACCGAATAATATCAGACAAAACACCAGATCATTCGAGGGTGGATCTAGTTATCCATCTAATAATCCTAATTTAATACAACATATAGTAAGAAGAAACAAAAACCTTCCTGACTCATTACCATTTGATATATCAGGATTACCTAAGGATATTGATAATTCTATCCAGAACTTACAACAATTAATATATGATTATATAGCAGGATCTGCAGGTACATCTGCTACACAAGGAGGAACAGGTAAAAGAGGGATCGTAAATGGATCAAAACCAGTTATTGGTTTTCTACGACTATTACCAAGAAAGAAAGGATTGATTAGATCATCTCTGTTAGGGAAAAGAGTATTTTATATCAGTAGAAGCACTATAAGTGGTAATGTATCATTGAAAATAGATGAAGTTGGCATTCCAATGACATTTGCTAGAGTTTTGCAAGTTATGGAAGTTGTACAAGAATTTAATAAGGAATGGTTGATGACTTTCTTCTTAAATGGCAGAAAATATTATCCAGGATGTACAACAATAGTTAAGAAAGGATCAAAAGCTACTTATGATGTAGCTAATCTGAGAGATTTTAACTTAGAAATAGGAGATATTCTGTATCGTGATGTTATTACTGGTGACTTAGCTTATTTCGGAAGGCAACCAACATTAACGTCGTCAAGTTTAGGAGTTCATAAAGTTGTTGTTATGGAAGAATCTAATGATCAGACATTACAGATGAATGTTTTGGCTTGTAATTGGTATAATGCTGATTTTGATGGTGATGCTATGAATTTATGGATTCCTAGATTTCCTAATGCACGTGCTGAAGCATCTATTCTATCATCTGTTACTAATCAATTTATCAGTGTTAAATCGAGTGTTGCTGTTGTTGGACAAGTTCAAGACTCAGTTATAGGCAGCTATGAATTGACTAGATCAGATATAGTCATGGATAAGTATCACGCAATGAGTTTATTTACATCTGCTGATATTAGTGGGATTAGATTCGACTCTGAATCAGCTGATCATATTTATACCGGAAGAGATATTGTATCTATTCTATTATCTGTGTGTCCTATAAATTATAAGAAAGAACCTAGTAGTTTTAATGAAGTATATGCTCCTTTTATTAATTATGATAAAGACGAAATACTAACCGTCATTGAGAATGGAAAAATGATTAAAGGTGTTTTGGATAAAAAAGCAATAGGTGCTGGACAAACAGGAAATATATTTCATCTGATAAGTAGAGATTATGGACCACAACGTGCATTAGATATATCATATGCATTACAACAAATCGTCCTACAGTTCTTATTATATAAAGGATTTACAGTAGGTGCATCAGATTTAATCATTTCACGAGAGGCAATAGCAGAAATAAGAAAATTAATATCAGCTGTATTAAAAGAATCACAAATTATAACTGATAGATTAATCAAAGGCGAAATAATTCCACCAATAGATAGTACTATACATGAATTTTATGAACAAAATCAGATTGCCACGCTTTCAGTGAATGAATCAGAGATTTTAAGATGGGTATTAGGATCAACTAATCCGAACACCAATGGATTCTTTAAAATGATATCAACGGGATCAAAAGGCAGTAATCCTAATCTTATAAATGTTTCAGGATATATAGGTCAAACAAAAATTAATGGAGAAAGAATTAAGGAATCCTTTGCTTTCCGTAGAACATTACCATATTTTCCTAGATTTGCAACTGAACCAGAAGCATATGGGTTTGTCGCGAATAGTTATATGGTAGGTTTAACGCCTAGTGAATTTATATTTCAATCAATGAATGGAAGATTTGACTTAATTAATAAAGCCTTGTCAACCTCTACGACTGGGTATTTTACTAGAAAGTTGATCATGAATCTTCAATCATATATAATTAACAATCATCATGCTGTTTCGAGAGATATAACTAAGATTTTACAATTTATATATGGAGAGGATGGAATAGATAGTAGAGAATTAGAAATGACTTCTCTTTCTATCTTGATGATGTCAGATTCTGCATTGAGAGATTATGTGTGGTTTAACGCAATGTCTTCTATTGAGAATGTTGATTTAAAAGAACGTCAAAAGATTCAAGATATGGTTGATGAAATATATGAAAAAGTTAAATCAGATAGAGACAACGTCAGAAAATCATTAATTAACATAGAAAATATAAACTTTAAACAAATATTCTCTACTGATTTCCTATTACCTGTCAATGTTAAAAGATTGGTTGGTAATATTATTAGTCGTAATCCTAAAAAGCCTAATTATGAATCCATACATGATAAAATAAAATATGTGAATGATTTCTGTGATAATCTACCATATGTGCTACTTAATGGAATACAAGAACGAAAAAAATCCAGAATACCTAAACATTTAATGATGGCAGCTAGATTAATGACTATATCTACAAGATCAGAACTAAATCCTAATGTCTTAACTAAAATGACTATTCCGCAAATAAAATACATAGCAGAAACTATTAAATTTAAATACAAATCATCTTTGGTTAGTTATGGTCAAGCTGTTGGAATATTATCTGCTCAATCATTAGGACAACCACTGATACAATATATGTTAGATTCACATCATAGATCTGTTTCTGGTGGAACTAATAAGTCTGGATTAGTTAGAGTGAATGAGATATTTGGAGCGAAACCTGCCCATATGGAACAATCACCTGCGATGTTATTTCCTCTAAGGGAGGAGTTATTAACAGATGCTAAAAGTGCTCAAGGTATTATTCAAGACGTATCTAACTCAATATCATTTGTCAGTACAGAAGTATTTCTGAAAAGATATGATATTTTATTAGAACCGTACAGCACTAGAATTTATCCGAATTATATGTCTGATGCGGGATGGATGAAAAGATTTGAAGAATCACATCCACTAATTAAAATTCCAAATGATTTAACTAATTGGTGTTATAGATTTGTTATTGATAAGTCAATGTTAGTATTAAAATCAGTTGATGTTGAATTAATTGTCCGTAAACTGAGAATGTTGAATAGTGGATTATTTGTAGTTCATACTCCAGGAGCAGTATCTGAAATAATCATAAGAATATGGTGTAGAGCTAGTTTGTTTAAGAAAGCTATTAACCTAGAAGAAAAAGCAAAAAATATTCTTGACGAGATTTTGTCACATCCTATAAGAGGTATATCAGGTATTGCAAGAACATCTATTGTTAAAGTCAAAAGACATCAAATAAATGACAATAATGAATTTATTGAAAAAGAAATACCCATGATAAACACAATTGGAACTAATATTTATAGAGTATTACAACATAATGCAGTTGATAAAACAAAAGTTATTTCAAGTAGTGTTGGTGATACTGAAAAAATATATGGTATAGAAGCTGCAAGAAATAAAATTGTCAGTGAAATCAGAGAATTTATGGCAGGTGATACGCCTAATCTTAGACATTTATTTATGATTGCAGATGAGATGACAAGAACTGGTAAAGTTACATCTATAGAGAGAACAGGTCTTTTGTCAAGAGATGTTAAAAATGTATATTTACATATGGCTTATGGTGATCCTATAAGAATAGTGACTGGTGCCACCTTGAATGCATCTGAATCAAAAATAGAGGGAATAGCTGCAAGACAACTATTGGGAAGTATTCCACAAATTGGATCATTTTATAATAGTGTTATTGTTGACAATGAATTCGTACAGAAAAATATCAAATCAGTTGATTCAGTTTTAGACAGTTTATAAGTTCTCGTCTTATAATCTTTCTGATGGTAATCTATACCTAACTCCTATAAACTTTGCTAATGATTTTTCACTTTTTATCTTGCTTGATCCTTTCACTTTTTTCCCAGTTTTATTGCTGTAAATTCCATATTGATTTAATTTCCATCCTTTCTTTTTTGACAAAGCACGTATTCTAATGTTATAATCTTTACTACCTGTGTAATGAAACAATGCAAAAGGCTCTTCTGATTTCTTAGCAATAAATATGTCAATATTAATAAATCTTCCGAATATAAAAATCATCAGAGATATTTTTCTAGAACCTTTAGATCTAGTAACAACATTACTTAATCCATTAATTGTCACTGTTGGATTTCTTGCGAATCTATTGACAACTAATAACATATCAATATCTTTTGACGACTTACAATTACGGCGTATACTACCAACTATATGAGATCGTACTCTTTTTTTATTATACCTTACATGTTTTTTTATGTATTCTGATATGGTCCTTGCAAAGTCTATGTTCATTCCTATATGAAAAAAAATATTTTGATTAATTTGTTTTAAGACTCTTGAAGTTTTTCTAATCTTCTTCTTCATCTTCATCTTCATCAATATTCGTTTTATCCATTTTCTTACTTAATTCATTAAGATTAAGATTGAGATTATTATTGTTAATATTATTGTTATTGGCTAATCCTATAAGATTCACTTCATTCTTGACTTCTGGAACTGGTGCTGAACAATAATCATATAATTGATCAATATCAATTGTGTTACTTGCTGCTTGTTGTGCTACGATTAATAATGCTTTAGTTGAAACACTAATAGCTAAACTACTTAAACATATAGCATCTATAGATACAATCGCATCTATTGAAGTTCTTGGCAGGAAGAATAAATGGATATTATTGGCATCTACTACCTTTCCGTCAACTTTTGCTAACTCATATTTTGTAGTGTTATTTGATGTATATGGTTTATCCTTATCATATATTGGACAATCAACTTTGCCTTCAGAAGATAATGGGATAGTTACTCTCGCGATTGGATTTGGTATGGCTTTTCCTGCATTGACTTTAGCTGATTGACCAATTCTGGTCTGTGTCATACTAGATATTTTAATCGTTGTCGCCATAATCATATATCTATCAATTTTCTTTGCGATTGTTTTATCATCAATATCAAGAAAATCTTTAGACGCAATAATTATATCTCCTTTACGAGTAATATTCAAACTTTTTGTTATTTTATTAAATTCTTCTTCAAATGAAGATGCTTTCTTCTTACAAGCTTTAACTAATTTAATTATTTTTAATCCATTCTTGATTTTGATTTCTATTTCTTCGTTAATTGCATCATTGATTAAATTTGCAGCAGTAAAGTATTTACTTTTCTTATCATCATCAGGATAAATTGGATTTCCTTCTATATCTTTCTTCACTGTTAGTCCGTCTGCTTCTGTATCTACCTTCGCATTGTACTTTGTGAAATGTATAGATGGTTTAGTAGTACCCCTAAGTTTTAGGTCGTATTTAGGATTGTTAATCATTTTTGTCATCTCATTTAATCCCTCTTGGGTATTAGGCATGATATATCCACTATGTTTCTCACCATTTATTCTTGTAATTAATCTAGCAGTTACTCCTGTTTTGTCTGTGAAATAAATTGGAATCCATTTAGTTCCATGATTACCATCTCTAACTTCATCCCATTTAATAGTTAAAACTCCAGACCACCATGGATTATTGCCACTTAATTTAGCGGTATTTAATCTTTCTATTACTGAATCAATACTGAATATAACTCTTCCGTTCATGGTTGATTACTTTGTTGATTACTTTGTTGATTACTTATTATTGATATTTACTATATTTCATTATTCAAATTTGACAAAAAAATGATATCTTTGCATTCAATTATTTACTTATCCTTTATATATAGAGATTAAATGCATTTTACAGCAATCATGATTAACTTGTAATGTTTTTAATATATCAGAGCAATCTAGCGAGATTTCATCATCAATATATATATAATTTGGTATTGTTTTCTTTTTTGATAATATTTCATTAACAATTTTTGACTTGAGATATTCATATAATTCAGCTCTATCTCCTAATGGCAATCCACAAGTTGGACAAGTTGTTGATACATCCATATTATATATTTAATAACTTTTATTGTTTCAAATTTTGTAATGATAAGATACTAGATGGTAACTTTCCTTGACGTTTGACATATAGCTCTATTTCTTTGAAAGTCCTATCAGATATCTCTCCATTTCCCATCTTCTGAGTGATTTTAGAAAGTTCATTAAACATTATTGCATTGCGATTATATAATGTTTTGTCAGTTGGATCTATTGCATTATTTTTGTTCTCGCCAACTTCAGAAGTCGGAACAGTCATATATAAGAAATCAGAACTGTTGATAAATTTAATTAGCAAAAGTAATTCAGTTCTTGGAGACACATTAAATTTGAGATCTTCAATATTTGTTAATTTAGTTTCTTTTAAGTAATTATTACCAGGCCATGATAAACGCAAATCCCTGATAATGTTTGTGAAGGTTCTAGAATCGTATGGCTCACTTCTTAAATTATACATAGCAGCACTGAAAACAAATCTGAATTCATCTTGCCAGAGTTTTCTATTATCCTTGAACAAAACTAATGTACCATCTGGCAAAACAGGTTCTAATCCTTGTATAGTGTTTTTATTGACGAGCAGATTATATGCCTCATGTACTAGATTAGCAATTTTCATAGGATTAATAGAAGTTATATTTTGTCTTGTAATATCTATCTGTGACATAACTCTTTGTCTCTCCTTAAATGCCAATGGAATTGCTGGTATTCCTGATTGAGTAGATGTTAACATTTCATTTTGATTAGTAACATTATCAAAAATTTGTTTATATTCTTGAACAGCATCACCATACAAATCAATACAATTCCATCCTTTTGATCCGAATAAAATTTCATCATTTAATAAGTAGTTACCGGTTGTTTTATATGGTTCTATCAATAAGTAAAAACAGATGACAGGATCATAATCAATAACTGGCAAAATATTTGTGAATGTTAGTGGTTCATTAATTTTCAAGAAGTTCAGCAGAGATACAACTTTGGACAAATAAGGATGATATGATGCACATAAATCTTTTTTCATACACATATCAAATTCTGACTCAATAGATGCTGCTAATTTTGGTCTGTTATGTTCTAATCTGCTACCATTTCCGCCAACTCTTGTAGATTGGAATTTAGATCCCATAGGTGGCCTATATGGATCACCTGTTAATGGAAGTTTACCTTTCGTGACTAACCAAACAGCAAGATTATTCGCTTTCTTCATAGTTGGTTTGAATTTAGAAGGAGTTAATTCTACTCCACCAGCAAGAATAATTTTACTTTGATCTGCTGATTGAACAACATATTTGACTCCTAATTTACTTCCTATTGATCTGTTATTAAAATCTGAAGCTGTTTTTAAGATATCTGGAATAATCAATGATTCTAACATTCTTATAGCATCGTCAATATTATCACTATACGCTTTGGAAATTATTTCATCACGATATGATTTTTCATTAGGATATAGGAAAGTAACACCGGGAGATTTAGCACCAGGAGACAATGATCCCTCCATGCAAAGATCTCTGAATGTTGCTGCAAAATCTGGGTCTTCATTTTCAATCCATTGATAGATTCTGCAATATTTTGTTAATGTATTTTTTTTTCTTGACGTCATTCAATGTCAAACAATTTATTATTCAAATATATAATCTTATAAAAAAGCTTAGATATTACTATAAATAATAATTGATCTAAAGACTAATATTTTTTATCGCATGTATAAGTCATAATTTCATTACTATTAAAAATTTTTATTTATCTTAACATACCCAAGTCATTTGTTAAAAAACACATGGGTCAAGGACATTCAAGGGGTAATAATAATACAAAAAATGACGAAGAAGATGCGTTCCAACTGGCAATGCGTAGATTTAAAATCAGTGGAGCAGTAGGTGGTTATGGATATAATTATTTTGGCGGAGACGAAAAAGCCGACATTGTGAAGAGTTTGAAAAACTACGAATCATCCTTATCAGCTAAAACAAAAGAAAATATCATCAGAAAAATTGCTAATGGATTGAAAAGATTAGGTCTTGATATAAACCCTGAAGCGGATGTTGATGAAATTATTAAACAAATGACAAAAACTATACCTGATCCAAGAAAAGGATCTACATTCAGTAGTAAATCAGAAGATCAAAGAAAAATATGTGTCAATGTTGCTAATGCGTTGAATGACGAATTTACTCCGGGTGTGACATTAGCAACTGATAAGTTAATTGATCCTAATTTATCTAACGAAGAAATATGCAGAGCTGTAGGAGAATGGGTCCATAGCTTCACTATGGGTGTCAATAAGGAGTTTTTAGCTGTTCATACTGGCTTGAAAAATATTCTATCTAATGTTAGACTATTGGATAAAATCATGGCTGATCTATGGCAGAGTATACAATCAGAAATATCTAAAACAGGAGATGAAAATCTTGGACGATCTATTACTCCTATAGTAGAAGTTTATGGACGAGCTCAAGCTGAAAGAAGACGCCAAGAAATTTTATTATCAAACATGCTGAATGTTAATTTAATACCTGCAGAAAAAGAACTAGAACTTGCTCTCAGAGACGAATCTGAAAAGAAAGCTTTAATTAAGAGATTAGGATTGCAATCTGGAACTAAAGGATTTTCAGAAGCTATGGCAAGATATTTTAGTGGTCTTGCAACTGTATCTGCAATTGCTCAGAGAGTTCATAAAGCTTTAAAAGAAGTGGGTTTATCAATTAATGAATATCTTAATAGTCAAGATTTTCAAACTTTCCAGAAAATGTTAGACAATAAAATCCAAAGTGGAACAGTCAAACCAAATGATTTGGCTAAGTTTTTAGAAGCTGTTAATGTTCTTAAAACAAACTTTTCTGAAAAAGATAGTTCTGAATTTAAAGAAGCTATTGATCAAATCAAAGATAATGTTAATATTTCTGGCGGAGCTAATATGGTAGGAGGAGTTGATGTTTTTGAACCATATAGAACAACTACGAGTAGACGTGTAGAAAAGGAGCAATCTGAAAGAGATATTATTATAAAAGATTTTGCTAGTAGAATTGCAAGACATTATGCTGAATTTGCAGACGCTGTTAAAGTTTTTGGACCTAAGATAGGAAAGGAAATTAAATTAACTGATCAATTGGAACATCTTGGTCAGGCATTAGGTAAATTAAATGAAGTGAATAATCAAGAGAAGAGATATGAATTAGCTTTAGTTGGTAGATATATAGACGCTGAAGCAAGAGCTAACAAAGAATCTTTTATGAATAATCTTAAAATGATAGAAAATATTTTAACGACTCTTATTGGAATGGATGTTTATAAGAATGTTGTGTCTGATTTTACTCGTTTGAAAACAGCTATTGAAAATATTGAGAAAACTGTTGATTATTATTCTGATGTTGTGAATAAAAAATATTCTGAGTTCACTTTGAAATATGGAGGTGATGGTGATATCTCTGGAGGAGAAGACGCATCCTTACCAGTGATTGCTAAGGGATTTATTAGTTTAATGGAAGGTGTTAAAGATTTCGCTTACTTCTACTATGTTGCGAGAGTTAGAGAAAATTTAGCAAGAACATCAGAAGAAATTGACAAATATGGAGAAAAATACTCATCTATTTTAGGTGATGCCGTAGCTGCTAAAGTTTATGAACTCGAAAAAGAAAAGAGAAAATTCTTATCTGCTTATACTGAAACTAAAAATTACAGAGGAGGAGGTGTTCCTGATGGTCCGTGGCCTGCAGTTAATGGTTCATCTATCAAAGATAGAGTTGCTAATCTCAAAAAATATGTAGAATCAATATACGATACAAAAATAAAATTCTATAGAGTTGTTCAAGCTGTTGATTTATATTTAAAAGAATTTACATCAGCAATTATTAAGAATCCAGATGATGTAATGGATATTAAGAAAATGTTAGATTCAACTCAAGTAGTCGCTAGATGGTTTAGTGATGTCACTGGTGATTCTTTATGGAAAGCTTTTGAATATTCTAGAGGATTTGATGAGAATCGTATTGTAACACCTGGATCTATCTCATCAAAAATCATAGAAGATAAATCTAGCAAGCATTATTATGAAATTTTAAAAGACATGGGAGGTGTAGTTATACCAGGAACAATTATTGGAGTTCCTGCAATTGGGTTTGAAAGTCCTGATACAGAAGAATTTAAGAAAGCAAAGAAAATGGTAGATCAAGTATTTGATCATTACGCTGGTCTTAAGAATGTGATAAATGCGTTTGTTAGAATTGGTGATAAATTTGGAGGTAAAGAGCTAAGAGATAAAATCTTCATGACTCCTGGTCAGATGTATAAGAATTTAATCGACTATCTAAAATTCAGCGCATTCTCAATGCATTATAAAGTAAATGATCCGGTCTTGAACAATCCAGGGGGAGTAAATTATGATGTGAAACTTGACGCAGCAACTACATGGAACATAGACATGGTTCATGCTGCTCATCTTATTGTTCGTATTCCTGGTATCATGCCATATACAATAAGATTCTCTAACTTACATGAACTTGGTCCGGGTGATGATCTGAATGTTATTGATAATTTCAGAGATGAGAATTTCTTCTTTGTTAGAATTATCAAAGCAATGTCCGCTAAGATTTTGACTACATTAGGAGTATATGATATGTTTGCTCGTCCGATTCCTTTCGCGCAATTAACTCCCACTAGATTAATTATTGGAGGAGATGAACAAGTTCCGGAAGTTTATGAGAAAGCATCTGAATTGTATTTTAGATTACCAAGATTAATCGAATTTTACCGTGGATTATTATATTGGAATACTGACGCAACAACAACAGCGGATGAAACAATAAATATCAATGATGATGCATATAAAATAGCAATCCTTCCAGAATTAGAGGGTATTTTCTCTGGATTGATCAGATTAATATTTCTACAAGCAATTAATCCAATGTCTGGTGATTATTCTGATGTAGAATGCAGAGAATTAATAGGAGAGATTAACAGAGTATTCGATCACTATAATAGCAAGAATCCAGAGACATCTACTAAAGATGCAATAGAAGGTCTTATAGAAGAAGTCAACAGACGATATGGTTTAATCAAAAGAGATGATATGAAGAAATTTTATGAATTAGCTAAAGTTAGTAGAAGAGGACAGAAATCTTTTACGAATAATGAAGTAAATTATGCAATATTGCCAGATGAGGTTTTACAAACACCAGAAAGAATGGCTCCTAGTGATCAATATTCAGTATCTCCATTTATGAGATATGATCCAGCAACTGGAATGTCAATAGATCCAAAAACAGGATTAGCAATTGAACCTTATAAAGGAAGAATTACTCTTGATACTATGCCTAATACTAGTACATATAAAATGGTAAAGAATTTCAGACTGAAAATAGAAGATTTCTTCTCGAAAGGAAACAAGAGATTAGGTAGCAAGTCATTTTCTATGGTCATTAAACAAGCAGAGATAGAGATCAAAAGATCTAAAACAAAAGAAGATAAATTCAAAACTGCCCTAAAATTAATACAAGGTATTGGTGCATCAACAGTAGATCTAGATAAATCTATGTTATTCCATGAAACAGTTGTTACTGGATTAAACATCTTGAGCGCCTATACATCATTAATAGATAGATTTAGCATGTTAATGAACAATATTGATCCAATCACAATAGAGTCTGATGTTATTGACACAATTTATCTGGATATAATGGGTTCTAAATGTATTGATGGAGTATTTACTAATGAAGCAACAAGTTTACCAGGAGCTACATATTCAACGAGAGCTGGTCTTCTTACTGCGATAAATCTGAGAGTTGGCAATAAATTTAATAAAGGAATTGTTGCAGGTGGCTCTATATGTGACTATGACGCTCTTATAAGGGATAATACAGAGCGAGAAGCAATGCATAGATTAGAAATAGAAGGTTATGTTACTGGTGGTAATTATCCTGTTGGTGGTGGTGGTCATGCCGTCGCTGTTACGGCAGAGGACTGTATACATTTAACCGTCCGCCGGTTAATGAGTATCATTCGGTATGGGCTGGCTGGTGGTGCTGGTGGTGATCCACGTGCAGAGTTAAACGCGGGAATTGTTGCTCAAAGAGACGTGGTAACTAATGGCAAACAGTTAGGGAAATTAAAATTATCTGACTTTATACATCCCAGTAAGGATGATCTTGACAATGTAAAAGTTGATAACAAGAATGACGACCTAGTAAATAAAGAAGGCAAAAGAATAACAGAATTTCTGATAGATGGTGCTGGTGGTGGTGGTGCCGCTGCTGCTTATACCGCTGCTATCCAACATCAACAATTACGTGATTTATCAATTTTATTAAAGTTTTACGCTAGAACAGTAGTTAATTATCAACTTATCATGAAAACTTTTGTTGAAGCTTTATATGGAATATCTACCTCATCGAACGGATTTATAGAAGTCAGGATATTAGAAGATAAACGAATACAATTTGATTTCTCGAGATTTCGTAAATCCATAGAAAATATATTAGCAGATGTTAAGTTTTATATGAATGTTTTCAGACCATATTTGCCAAAAGATACTATAAAAAGATTCGAAGATAGGAGCGTTAAAGGTAGTATATTTTGGATAGAAGATAATTTAATTGATAGGAGACTAAAAGGTAGGACTCAAGGAGATGCTGATAGTTTAGAAGGGATATCTAGAAAAGTCAATAAAGTTATAAAAGGTTTAACAAGAAAAACATCTATAAGTTATGGTGTGAAATTTAATACTGGTGGTGCTGCTCCTCATGCTGATGATAAAGAATATAGCGATTTTAGACGAGCGACTATTCGAGCTGTTCCGGCACTGGCGGCAGGAAATGCGCGGGGAGATGCCTTGTCAAGAATATTTGGAGGTAAACTTAGACAGTTAGAAGGTGATCATATCTCCAATCATGAAGTATATGGAGATGTTTTTGCATCTTTGGTTTGGTATGATCAAATAACGACCAGAACACTTGTTGAGGTTGCGGATGCTTCCTTTATACCGAAAACAGCTGCTGAAGACAATATAGATTTCAAACCATTAGTATCCACAGTTGCTACGGCTACCACATATCCTATATCATCAGCAAACAACATACCCCTTGGCAGAATTCCAATATATTCAGATGATTATGATAAAGAAGTGGCAGTCAACAGCCTTTTATTTGTATTTAATAGATTATTTGCAAGATATTTATCTACATTAATTGATGCAAGTGGTGGTGGTGGTAGTGCTTATCGTATTTATAATCAATTAATTGTTGGAATAGCAAATGGAATCTTTGGATTGTCTATGAGTGATCCAGCATCTAATTGTATTCCTGATTTTATGTCTGCTAGTGGTACTCCTGGTGCTGCTGGTGCTCCGCAAGGAACATTTGGAATTAGAGGTGATCCAAAACCACATAAAATATTGTTACAGTCTTTAGGATATATTCTGCAGAGATTAATGAAAGATACTGTAGGAGCTACTTTCTTGCCCGCACATTTGTCATCAACATTAACTGATGTTCCGTTATATATGAAAGAAGTTTATAGAGCAAATTTACCTATCTTCGTAAAAATGTTTGATCTTGTAGCAGATAAAGCCATCTTCTTAAAAGACTTTTATAAAAAATTAAAAATAAATGTTTCTAGGCGCAATTTAGGTGATATTTTCGAATTTACACCGGTTCATCCGGGTGCTGGTGGTGGTCAACCTCTTAATCTTTTACCAGCAGGTGACTCAAAAGTAGAATATGTTGTTTCAAATAGGACAAATGCAATGCATGCTTTAAGTACCTGGGAACTTAATAAGGAATCATTTGCAGCTGCACATGAAAAATTGGCAGAATCTATACATGGAAATTCGGATAGTGATCAAAGTAGAATGAGAAATAAATTAGATGATGTTTTAGACAATATAATCAGTGCATCAAATGCAATATCAACTGTAGCATCTGAAGTTCTCAAAGAATTAGGAGATAATCCTGTATATTTTCAAACATCTGAAGGATCTATAGAAACTTTCAAGTTAAAAAATAATGGAAAACTCCCATTGATGCCAATATCTGCTCTATTGTCTGTATTAAACGATTCGGATCAAAGAGGATGGAATGGTATATCCAGATCTGGATATATTAATCCTTTACTAACGAAGCCAAATAAAAATATTAATACTGCGGAGTTTAAATTTATATATGGAACTAGATTGTTAATACCACGCAATACCACAATAACATTTGATCACATACCATGGATAAAACACCTTGTTCAAACATATAATAGCACTTCAGAGAAAAATTCATTAATAGATGATAATAGAATCTTAAAATTCAATCAAAATATCGTTGATGCTATGAGATATATAATCAATTTCAGGGATTATAAAGGATTAATAACATCATCAGGATACCTACCTATAGGATCTAGATTTGGAACTCGTCATATTGGTCCTCCTGCTGCTATTGTTGCTACTGCTGCTGATTTTAAGACATTGACTATTTTAAATTTAGATGATACTGAAAAAGCAACATTGACGAATGCTGCTGTTCGTGATGTGTACAATTTTGATGACGGTATTGTAATATCTTCTAATCCTATTTTGTCAAACGCAATTAAATTTATTTACAAACATATTGCAGGCGTTAATGTAGTCGTTAATCCTAGTGTTATTACATCCATCATAGAATCGAATGAGCCGGAAGAGAAAATCAGAGACATTGCTAGATATATTTCTCCTGACATATCAGATGTTTCAGATTCCAGAGAAGTAGAGAGAATTTACAATTTAATAGATCTAAATTTAATGCCAATTAATATTCATGCTATGATGAGAGATATTCCATTAATTAATCTATACAATTATGATTTGACTTTTGACCAGATGTTGGTTGAATTATATCAACAACCTCTAGATAAAATTTATGGAATAATTCAAAACGGCAACAACCCAGATCATGATTCTAGAGGAACGTTCCTATCATTACTTATTGATCCATATAGAACAGTTAATTCTTCAGAATATGGAACTTTTATGGATTCTAATAATGAAACAAGTCCAATTAGCAGAATCTTTAGAGGAAATGCAGATATTGGAATGGGTAGACCTAAATTCTTATCTGATCAAATATTTAATAAAGCTTTAATGAAGAATGTTTATCCATCAAGAGATCAATTTGATGAAGCTGGACCAATGACAATCACAAAACCATTAACATCATATGGTAAAGGATTATCAACAATATACAAAATGTTATATGGTATAGAAAATGAATTAGTAAATTTAGCAGCTAAATGGGATGCTGATATGACCGCTAAAATAAGAAGTGCTTTCCGTCCGACTGCTGATTGGCCACCCACCAATAATAATATAGGTAGATTGCTTTTAGGTAATCCTGGTGGTGCTGCTGGTGCTGGTGTTCCTGGTGTTGGTGTTCCAGCTCTTCCTGTGAATTATCTACAAGGACATTTAATTGACACATTACATGGTCTTGGCGGTGCTGCTGGTAATAACACTGTTTGGCCTTTAGCGACTGGTGATGCGAATGATGGGTATGGTACATTTGGTGTATTATCAAATCAAGCCGCGGTTGCTGCGGGCGGATTATTCACAACACCAGTTAACGCAGATTATGCCGCTCTTGCTACTGCATTATTTGGTAACGCTCTACTTATGACTCCAATTAGGAGCGCTTTAGTTGCTCCATCAACTACAGCATATCTATCAGATAAAACTGACATTGACTATGCGGCATATAATATGGATCGAATATGGGATTGGTTATTAGATTTAAGCATGTTGGATGATAACGCAGCAGGAGCAAATAATGGTGGTGTTTTGGAAAATACCAACGCTGTATTTCCTGATGCTAATACAGTGATACTGGGACTTGTAACTGCCAAAACTTTACGGATTACGAGATATCATATTATAGTATATGCTATAATACTCTTCGAATTTGATCAATGGTTATCTGCCAATGGATGGGAAAACGCAAAAAAGATTTTAAATATTATACATAACTTACAATATGTTATACGATCAATTAAAACAACAAACGCGACAATAGATCCTATTACTGAACCGTTATTAGGTCAATTATCTGCTGGTATAACGAAAAAGGCATCTGGATTTATTAGAGGATGGCATGATATTTTACCTGGTGTGAGTGTCCCGGATAGTATTAGAAGAGTAGCTTCTCATATAAGAATTCGCAATCCCCGAGCAAGTACTATCGCGAATCACAATACCGACGTTGCAGCAATTAAAGCCGCTGGTGGTAATATTATGAATTCTATTAGCGCGATAATATCAATATTATCAATTACGAAGTACACAAAAGCGGCTGTAAATGCAGTTGGTGTAGTAATACATGCAAATGTTCCAACAGTTCCAACAACTGTTAGAGATAATATACAAATTATATTAGGAGCAATAAAAACTAAATTAGCCAATGATAATGATGTCATTATAGCAGATGATTATGAGGGTGTAAACAGAAACGAAGTATCCCAATCTGGAATAGACAATCTCCTGACTTTTATGAAAGATGATAAAACCAAGAAAGTTCCGGCAAGATATGTTGAGCAAGTCACAGTTAATATACCATTAAAGACAATGTCTATGGTTAGTTATTTAAGATTTAATACTGTCATAGTAAGAAATCTAATGTTTATAACCAACGTATTAAGAATATTAAGACTTAAGATAGGCAGAGAATTATCTATGAATAGAAATGTTATTATGTCATCTCATAATATTGTTGATCCTAGTCACACAGAATATGGCATGGATCCATTCTCTCCTAATGAAGTTATTACATCTGCTCCTATTGGATATAATCAGAAATGGAGAGACAACGATACATACTAAATAAGATAAGATCAAAAATAGAATAGAATAGAAATAAATAGAAAAGAAAGTTATCATAACACATATAACCTATTTTTTTATGCAGGTTCTTGACTTATCTATATTACCATCTCCTATGGGTCTTAACAACACAGGATCAATATGTTATTTAAATAGTTTTCTGCAATCATTATTAAGTTGTTCATCATTTATATCAACTGCTAAAACAAATAGAGAAAACTTATGTAAAACATCAACTGGAGAAGGAGTTTTATCTTTAATCAATGGTATGTTATCAAGTGATTTCCAATTTAAATCCAGTCAACTCTTGTCAAAATTAATAATAGATTTAAATAAAAGAAGACCATTCGTTAAATTTGGAAATGGTCAAGAAAGTTCATCAGAAGTTTTCATCCATATATTAGAAATGTTAAACAAAGAAGATAATTTAGATAATCCAATAATTAAATTATTTTTGTACAGGCTGAGATGTAGTTTATTTTGCAAAGGGTGTAAAAAAATAGTATCATATATAACAGATTATTCTGTCATATTTAATCTGTATTATTTTGATAGTTTAAAACACAAACCAGATACTCCTGAAAGTTTCTCTGATAATATATTGCGTTTTTTATCTGAAACGGAAGACTATAAATGTTCACAATGTCAAACTAAAACAAATACATGCAGATCCTACACAATATCAATGATATCTGAAATTATAGTATGTGTTTTTAATTTATATGTTGAATATGGAGGATCTAGAATAGCAAGATATTTTCCTCTGAGTTTTAATATACCAGGAGTTGATGGAAATTCCTTAGTGTATAAATTAGTCGCTCAAATCGAACATTCTGGATCATTATCAGGTGGACATTATTGGGCAAGATGTATAAGAAATGATGGAAAAACATATTTATTTAATGATTCATCAGTGTCAGAATCATCATTTACTCCATCACCAAATACTTACATGATTATATATCATATAACCAAATAAATTGTTTAACCTCTGAAGTTAAATTTAGGATTACCAGATAGATCCCATGTATCAGCTTCTGTGATTTGCATGGGATTGTATTGTACAACAGCTTGAGGTCTTCGTAATCCTGTGAATGAAATATATGGTTCAATATCAAGATTATCAACTTTCATTGTTGTTCCTGTCCACGGTTGCATCTCTTCTAACCATTTATCATGATTTGCTTTTACTCTTGTGTCAGCAACTAAATCAACAATATATTTATCATAGTTAATGGCGGGTTGTGATGTATGATATTGGGTTGTATCAGCTGACATATCATTAGTTAATTCAGAGTTGAATGTTGCGCAGTTATCCATATTAGATGTAGCATACCATTGTTCTCTTTCAGCCTCTGCCATTTGCTCAGGCGTTACATATGCACCTGCATGATTATATCTTCCCATTCCAAATTTACCATATCCTAATTCTCTTAATGACATAGTCTGATTATATCCATCATTTCTTCTTATTCCTCTTAAAGAATCTAATTGTTGATTTAATACAAGATATGGATTATATTTTCCGTCAGAATCACCGCAATGTCTTATCCCGTTTTGATTAGATGATACAATATATTGCTTTGCCGGTTGTTGATCTTTTTTATTCATGTAATATTTGTATACTATTATTATTAATATCAAAACTAATAATATTATTAACCCAATATTAGATGCATTCATATCTTAATTTAATATAATATTATAGATATACAGAAAAAAGATATGATAATTTCTTTTATGAATAATTATTGAGTTATTGACCGTATAATAGCTGCATATTTTCCTATTATCAATTCAGTAGATAATAACATATAAACGTATGATCTAAATTCTTTTATAATTTTAATCTCGTCGTCTGAAAACTCAATTTCAATATCAGGATTTGCTAATCCCATTCCAAGTTTCTCATAGTTTGTTTTTCCTGTTGAACTCATTTGATTTTGTTGGTATCTTTTCACATATACGAGATTTGTTATATATGTCTCATATCTGATCGCTAGAGGCTGCATATGTTTATATAACCTACCTATATGTTCTCTACACATATCTTTGGAATTAACTATATAGTTAGAAACTAGTTTATCATATAGCTGATCATTAGGAATACCAAGTTTCTTAATGTTTTCTGTCGTTATTTTAATCCTCTCCATATCACCATCAATATATTTCTGCGTATATTCAGATATCCTGATATAAATATTTTGGCATGGACTTTGAGCGTATCCATACGGAGTATTATCATGCTGCTTATTAAAGTATGTATAGTCGAGTATCAATCCGTCTATTATATCAACAACTGTATATCCATATTTATTATATATTTGATTATATATCTCATCACGAGCTTCTTTGAATATAGTTCTATATGCCTGACCTATTTTTACATTCGTTTTATTATTAACAGTCTCCCTTATGAAATTTTTCAGATATTTAGTAGCACTTTTTATGATTTTTTCATCGTCTTCTTTAGTTGATTCTACAGAAGTATCATCAGTAATCGCAAATTCTTTACATCCAGTAACAAATCTAGCACATAATCCTATTATTCCCTTAACAAGATAAAATTCAACATCAATATCTAATGATAAGATCCTAGCAACTTCTTCATATTCCATTCTATCACCTTTTCTTATATTCATCTTCTTTCCTTGTATAGTATATGGATTATCAACTTTAACAACTACATATCTAAAACGTTCACCATCGCTAGGTTCATCATAAAGATGACGTATCAAACTATTTGTATTTGATAACATTAATTTCCTAACTTTCATTCTTGCCATAAATATTTTATTAACTTTATTATCAACTTTGGACTTCCATTCTGCTGTTTGGATGAAATGTTCGAATTTCCATTGATATGAATTGACAACTGCATCACGAATGACTTCTTTTGTAATTGTCAAAATATCTTTATTATTGTGAATATCCATAGTTCTCCACATAATTCTACTGCCTATTTCAATAGCTAAACCAGACGATCCCTGTTTAACAATATCAATACCCTTAATAAACAACTTCTTCGGACGGAAATTCACTTCATTAATATGAGGAATTCCATAATATTTCTTCTTACCTGTAAACACAACAGGATATAGCACTTCCTCATAATTAACATTTAACTTTCTTGTTCCGTTATCTTTTTCCAGACAACTGTTAATTTCTTCTCTCAATGTATTTAATGCTCTCATAGTTACTCTTACCATAGCAGAAAACCATTCTTCTTTGTTGATTTTTCCTTCAACGTATTCTCTATCACATTCTTCAAAGTAAATAGCAGGAGCAACAATATAAACTGAATCTGTATCTCCATATTTTCTAATATATCCTTTAGACGTGACTATATCAGATACTAATTTAATATTATATTGTCCAGCACTAGTTACAGCGCCTGCTAATAATCTTATAAAGAATGGAGATAACATATTTCCTGTCTCACCATAGAAACAATTCATATAAACTTTCAACGCATTTTGCTTAGAATTAACACATGTCCAATCAAAGCTGATTTTATTATATTCTTCTAAGATTATTGAAGATATTTGACTATCTTCATCTGAAGATGATAAATATTCTCTTAATTTGTTTATTTGCATATTAACGAGATTTAATTGTCTTTTATAATCTTTAAATTCCTCATCATAACTACTTCCTGGAGATATTTTAGCAATATTTTTATCAAGTGATAACCATGTTTCTATTCTAATTTTATTATTTTCTGATTCTTGTAATACCAATCTAGCATTAGCTGCTAAACTCTCTTTTTTCTTACTTAAAACTAATTCTAATAATTCTTTAATAAGTCCATACTTTCCTAGTAATGCTTTGACTTCTAATCTTTTGTTAAATAAATCGTCAAGAATTTTTGGATACAATCCCATTTTATCAGGATCATTATTATGTCTGACAGACCAACCTTCTATTAATGTACCTTGATAAGGAAATTCTATTTTATATAATTTATATCCTGCTTTCTCAAGTAAATCATGGTCTTCTTGGGTAAATACCAATTTTTCAGGCGATAAATTATATGTTATGATAATATTAGGATATAATGAAGCAAAGTCTAATCCAGGTACTGGTCTTTCGCCCATAAAATCAGCAAGTGCCTTTTTAATTCTTTCTTCAGCTTTATATATTCTTTCTTGATTACCACTTTCTGTGCTTTCCCTTAATTCTTTTATAGCATTGTCTATCTCAGCTACTTTTGCAACATCAGGAATAACTCCTTTTGTTGGAGGGAAAACTAATGCTCCTGGATATTTACCAGTTGATCCTTTCACTGTTGTTCTCATAGACGAAGCAATATCCATTTGGAATGAATATGCATTAAGTAAATTACATACTTTTACACCATTAGCATAATAGTGAACGTCAGATAAACTCATATATGCTAGTGAACTAATCTCTCTGAAATCATTTATTATATTCCTTTTAAGCAATAGACGTTGACAACTAATAGCATCAATAATACAATAATGTGCTATATGACGCATATATTCATCACTTCCTGATATTCCACTTTCGGCATCATTATAATATTTTTTCATTCTTGTGATTGGAAGATCAATTTTGTTAGGTAATCCTACAAGTTTCAGGAAAAATCTCAGAGAGCTTGATTTAATAAGATCGTTCTTTGGATAAATTTTCTTATATACAACTCTAGAATCAATAGGGACACATCCAGGTACTTTAACATACCTACTATGAAAGCTTGATTTTGCATCTATTTTAATATCCTTTTCTCTCACATACCAATTAGTAGTTGATCTAGCGCCTAAATATTTATTTGACATAATCATCTTATTAAGCATCCATTTGAAAATGTTATATTCTTCAGCCTTATATATGAGAAAAGGCCAATCGTAGTCACTATCATTAAAACCAGTTACAATATCAGGAAGAAATTTATTCCAGACTATAGCAAATGCTTTTAATATACTTGTCTCGTCGTTACAAACTATTGACACCCATCTAATATCAGGTTTAATATCTTTATCAACTATGCATACTTGACATAATGGAGTTTCTGAATCTTTCCAATGTGCTGTTAAACATATCATAAATATTTTATCTCCTTTTCTCTGCGGAATTGGAAGAACATTCTCGTCACTTTGTGTATGTGTTTCAATATCCCATGTCAACACTAAAGTTCTGTCTTTTAATAAGTAAGCATATTCTGATTTATTTGTGAGTTTACTCAAAGGTTTAACATTTTTAATATCTACTTGTAGACAATAAGAACATTTAGATCCTTTCGGAATTATAGAATATCCTCTCAATAACATCCACTCACTCAATGAAAGTAAATTCTCTCTAGCTGCTTTTCTGAAATAATGACAAGAATCATCATTAGCAGTTACTACCTGATTTTTCATTGCCAATTTAAGTGCTTTTGATCTCTCGAAACTATTGAATGTAAAAACTCTGAAATATTTTGACTTTGATATATTAAATCCCTTTCCTGGATATAATTCTACTAGTTTCATCTTTTTTATTATCCCAGGATAAACATCATGTATCATTTCAAAATAATGTTGCTTAGCATATTCTAAATCTTGTAATAACTCATCAGCAATTTTAATATCAAAGAACACATCTATATTGGAAAATCTAACCATAACTTTAGTTCCATCAGGTAAAATACCAAAGGCATTAATATAATAAGTTAAAATACCAGAAAATCCGTCAGATTCATTAACTTCATCTATATCAGTTGGCATAAACATAATATCACCACCAGTAGAAATAATTTTATGTACATCTATTGGTAGTTTATCACTATTATTTACGAAATCTTTTCTGGTTGGTATATTCGGAATATCATCTATGCCGTTATATTTTATTATAATACCGTTTGGACTACTAACTCCAAGATTCGAATCGTCAACAAATTCTGTGTTTTCTAACATATTCAGTTGTATATTAAATCTATTTTCAGTATAATTTAATGTTTTTGATATTTCAATTATGGCAATATTTTATCATCCCATCTCGGATTATATGATATAGTTATACCGCAGTAATTAACAGGATTAATATTAAAGTTAGGACTGTAATATATACCTGACTTCTCTCCCTCTAACAATAATAATTTAAAAACAGACCAAAACTTATCTGTATGACCAGTATCGTTGATTGCTAAATGTGATAATTCATGTATAAAAACGAACATCAAAATATTTATATCATATATTGATAACTTCTTTGGATCTCTTAAACATAGTGCTATTAATGAACCTTTATTGATTGTATATGATGAATCTCCATCAATATTCAACGGAGAATTTTCTGCTAGATTGTCAGGATTATATCTATCCAGAATATTCCTAATGAACAGAAAATTTTGATTACTGTTAGGATATGAGCGTTTAAGATGTCTCATCAAGTTTATCATTTTTTTATTCAATATTGATAGAGTATCAGATGCTATCTGTGAATTGTCATGAACTTTATATGACGACCCATCAATCTTAGATTTAACCAAGGATGTATTATCAATAGAAAATTTTTCTATAGTTATCAAAGTATCAACAAAAAAGAATATCACAACTATAAGAAAAATTAATAATATTATTACCGCGACGGTTATCATTTCGTCAAATATATATTTATGCAGTCTAATCCTTTCGTGAAAAATCCACTATATGTTGCACAACTTAATCCTATCAATGGAAAAATTATGAAAGCATTTTACTTTATGGGATTAGTTCCTGATAAAGTTAGAGAAGCAGCAAAGAATATACATATGAAGTCAAATGCAGAAAGTCTTAAGAATTTCTTCGGAAATAATTGGAAAAATATATTAACACCTGTTGATCCTCATATACCAGAACCGTTTGGATTAGCAACATATGTTAATAAATTGACGTTTTTCTCTGGATATAATGCTGTTAAATATGGTGGAGATCTAGGAAGTTTTGAGGAATTTAATATAAGTGATATAAACCAAGAAGAAAAAGATGATAGGAACGTCTTGAAAAATGTTACTATTAATGAGAAGGATAATAGAGGTGATGTGCATATGACAATCTCTGGATCACCGATTTATACGAATATTGCAATATATCCAGAAGATACAATATTTGACGTTAAAAACAAGATAGCATTAGCAACTGGAATTCCCTTCTATAGACAACATTTATTCTACTATGTAAATGATGAAGGTCCTGTATACCCATACAAAATATTTGCAGATGGATTGCCTTCTATAGTTGATTGGAGAGAATTAGTATCTAAAGGTCGCGAGATATTAACATCACCATCAGATACAATATCTAAATCGTCAATTTCATTGTCAGGATTACCTATAGACACTAAGTTGGAAGAGAAGAAAGATTCTATTAGAATAGAAGCATATGATACCTTTACTAAAATGTCTCCTAATTCAGGAATTGTTGTCAATAAATTGTATTTTATTGATTTATTTACTGTTTTGTCTCGTGATAACATTGGGAGTATTATCAAAGATGCATATAAGTTCGATCTATTATATTATGGCGGAATTATTCGTTTTTGGCCCCATCTGAATCAGAATGCATTAATACTAGCAATTACATCACATGATAAAATCCGGTTAGAATATCCTATATTAAATCCAGATAATAAAAATATGCAATCTAAGATTGAAACAGAAAAGAACGCAATTAAAATTATTTCTGATTGGAAGGATAAACTTAATGATAAGACTAGATCAAATATAGCAATAACATCATTGAATGTCAGAGCTATTCCTGATGTTATTAAAATGAGAGTCAACATTAGGAATGTTTTTGATTGGATTCCTACATCACATTCTATCCTTGCTATGTTTGCGAGATTTGACTTTGACAGTTCATATTTTGATCCTAAAATCATATCCCGCGGTGGTCAATCTACTGTTATAGCAAGCAAAAAACACATATCAACATATCAACCATCCATTAAAAAAATAATAGATTGGTATGAGAATAAGATCCTCAAAAGAAATTCCATATCTCTTGTTCTATCTAAAAAGCAAGACAGTATTATTAAGGATATAAACTATGTTTGGTTGACAATTCATTATGATGGAAAATATGAAGCAGTATCCAATTGGCATGAAAATAACCGATTAGGATTTGATGATGTTACTAACGAGACGATCCAAATAGTATTACCCGTTATTCAGTTAATAAATGAAATGGGAGCTGCGGCATTTCCTATAGGAGGTAAATTATCTACTCCAAACAAGAACAAAAATAATATTAATCTCGGTATGATGAATGTTTCGATATTTTGGCCACATACAGTCACATCTGAAGGATTCAAAGAAATCAAACAAAGTTTTAAGTTATTTGAAAAAGCAGATATTATATCATCCAAAAATTTACAGCAGGGCAATTCATATAATATACATTTCAAGAAAGGTGTAACAGCTTATGATCCAAGAACTGCTGATAGGATAACTTCTCAATTAAAGAGAGTAGGATTAATTAATCAATATTCATGGATGTTTGATAATAATATTACGTCTAGATGGAATATATCATTTGCTGGAAGGTTAATAAAGATCTATCACCGTGCAACAGATATAAAAATAGAGATTATAGGAGCTGATAACATGTCTGAATTTGAAATAATCAGAAAATATATATTGGCTCTGTTGGATCATACTGCATCTAAACTTGATTTATCATTCAGCAAATATACTGCAACAAGTAAAAAATTACAAAAATTACAAGAAAGAGATCCTGAGTTGTTTGATCTAAAAAAGTTTGGAAAAAATACAGCAGTATATTCTGTGCTGTGTCAATCTGTTAGACAACCACATGTATATAATCAAGAAGAAGTTAAATCCTTAAATAATAAACAACAATCAAGATTAATAAAATATTGGAATTTTACAGACAATGTACCAGCTTATTATGATTGTCCTGATCCTAGAGTTCCATATTTAAGTTTAAGATCAAAAGCTCATCCATTAGGATATTGTTTACCTTGTTGTAAGAAGACGAAACCAACAATTGGATCAAAAGCGGATCTAACTCATAAACACTGTTTACAACAATGGACGCATGGTAAACAAGATAATACAATAGATAAAATCTCAGATGATTCTTCGTCACGACATATTTTATCATATGGTAAATTTGTATCTGTTGGGAGATTATCTGATTCACCAAGAGAAATTAATAATGGATTGTTTGCCAACATGTTACCATTCCCATATGAAGTCAAACTAGTGGGTGTAAAACAATCAGTACCAGCTATTTCGAATGCTGGATTCGCTTTCTCGTTAGCATACTTAATAGGTATAGGAGATTCAACTGCTGAAGATGTGTTATATGATTTAGCAAAATTAGCAAGATCTATGACAAATTCATATCATTCCTTAGGTGATGGAGCTGGTAAGATATTTTCATCATCTAATGAATTGGCTGATGAGATTATTGATGTTTTCATTAAACAATATAATAAATTCTCTTTGTTTGGACATGGTAATATTGGTGAGGATATTTGGCCATCTATTCTCATAGATTTATCAAGACATGCTTTTAATGTAGAATCATTGATATTTACAGATAATGGATATGGAGACATTAAATTGCATATTTCATCATCATCTATTCAATCTATTTTAGGCAGAGATATATGCAAGAATAGAAAACCTCCCAAAATTGTAATGATGTTAGTTAATGAAATCGGAACTTTTCCATTAATTATTGTTAATCCTAAGTTATTCATTAAAACTCCAGCAAATAATAGATGGATGATTGTCAGAAAAATATTTGATCTTAATGGTGAAGATGATAATTCTAATTTCAAAGACCATGTTGGAGAAATAATAACACGACTGATTGAATATAGTATTAATTTAACAACAAACCAAATAACTTCTATGAATCAATATCATTTGCCTGATTTATATATATTGACATTATTTCTATGTAAAAATCAAGAATATGTTCTACATGTGAAACTAATCAATTTACGTAACATGTGTTATGGAGTTATTATACAACACAAAGATGATGTTAATAAACCTGTGTATATTTATTTTCCAATAGTATATTCTCCTTATTCGATTGATACATCTCCAGTTAGCTTCAGTGTTAGACCTGATGGATCATATCCAAAAAACCTACTTAATAAATTTATTGATGAATTTAATGAATTTATCAAAGAACATACAGAATATATGAAATTATCAGTTGATTGTCTGTTAAAATATAACGAAAAAAGTATAGGATTTGTTATATCAAAAGTACATAATGGCAAAAATGATGTGTTATATTATTATCATGATGAGGAGCAATTTCCGCTTGATATGCAAAACAAAAAATTTATAACGATTCCTTATAATCCATCAGATATTGATAAACAAATTTTGAGTTTTTCTAAACAACCATTAGATATTAAAGAAAAAACAGACGAGAGCATAAAATATAATATTAATGGTAAGTTATATAAATTGTTTCTGTTAGAATTTTCTAGTTGCCTCAAAAATGATAGGAATAATTTGTTTAGAGAAAGCCTAATTGATGCAATAAAATCTACTCGTTTTGACTCAATGGAATCTATATCAGTTTTAAAAAGACATTTATATAATTTATTGAAAGAATATCCAGATGATATACCAGTTGTTAGAGATATCATAGCTAGAGCATATATAACATCACCATATGATCCAGGAGAGTCTATTATCAATACAATAAACATATCAGCATTTGAATTTGATAAAACAATCTTATCACAGTTAAAAAACATGAATCATGATGATATTATCATTCATTTGAAAAAAATAATGGGTAGTAGAATAAAAATCATTGATGATGATGATAAAAACATTGAAATGCAAATAGATAATATTTATACACCATGTGATGAAGTGACAAATCTAAAACAGATTCAATGTGATAATCAAAAACTGAAAATTCCTAAATCAATTATAAACGATTTTTATGATTTATTAGCAGCAGATATTACAAATCCATATAAATATATGATTCTTTCATCATCACCAGGCGTATTTAATATTTTTAATTTTATTAGACGACCTGACGAACATATATATATTAAAATATAAACTATAAAATGTCAAGTGCTGTTAATACACGTCATATATTTTCTGAAGATTCAATTCCTTTGTTAAAAGTATCATTGGATTCACGAGATAAAAAATATAATGTAGGTATCAAACCTATGATAGCTCTGTTTATATTGTTTATTATAATAGTTAGTGAATTATTTGTTAATAATGTTTTAGCAAAAATAGCACCAACTACAGTTAAGGGAAGAAACATAACGACTTGTGGTATCGTTGTTCAGGGTATTTTATTGGTGTTTTTCTTCTCAGTAATATTAACTGCGATGAATCATCAACTATTATAAATTGATGGATAAGTGTTTAATGAAGATGAGTCATATTTAAGAACAATTTCTGATTCTGTCACATCTGACATTCCTAATTCCAAAACTGATCTGCATACGTCATTGATCTCATCTTCCGTTAAATTACCCAAACTTTTAATATAATCACGAACAATGTTATCAAGTAAGATTCTTCCTTTTATATTTCTAGTCGGCACACTTCTAGGAATGTGAATAATCTCTATTTTTCTCTCTGAATCTTTTCTAGGTTTAAGACAAACAAAATCACTCCATTTCATAGCAAATAACCTACTTAAATATCTATATACTGAATATCCACTGCTTTCACTACTAGCTCCTAGAATATTAATCTTACCGCTCTGGAAAATCTTGATTCTCGGTGACCTACCAAATGACTCAAATTTAAATATCACTCCAACTCCATCCAATGGAGCTTTTACTTCCTTGAAAGAAGTTTCTGGATAAATTCCATCTATGCTTGTTAAGTTGTTTTGTTCAGCATATATTAAGAATGCAGATAATTTGCGCATATTGATTATCATTCTAGGACTTGTTCTTTTAACCTGACATTTATAGTTGATCATTGACGGTCCTTCATTCGCATATACAATTGTTTTTGGGAGATTATTTTCATCTAAATCACCAACTCCCATTTTTGTTAAATATTTAGCGAATGCTTCTAATGCTGACTTACCATCACTGAAGTCAGCGCGTATAACTCCTGGTACTTGAGCTTCTCCAGTTGTTGGAAAACATTTCATATAATATAATTTTCCTGATATGGAATTGTCTATTTTTACAATAGGTTCAACAGCACTATTGAAGCATGTTCCATCTCCTTGTATTTTGCGTTTTTGTTTTCTCTTCAATTTTTTAGCGCTCATTTTGTTCGGATCTTTCATCAGGAATTCATATCCTATTAAAGCTGCATGTCCAAAATTTCCATTTATTGTAACGACTGATTCATCTATTTTATCAAATTCAGGACTACATTTAATGTTCTCTACCTGATTAACCATTTTTAAATTTAACTCCACAAAATCCATATGTAAATTTCTAAAACTAGCAAAATATGTACATAAGAACATAGTCAGATCTGTTAAAGGATTATCTTCAGGAATTTCTAATAAAGCAGCATCACACATATATTGGTGATTTAACAAGAACTCATTATCCCCTTTCATTTTATAATCTACACAATGAATTAAACATTTCTAATATTCAAATTAAATATCAATGATATATCAAAAGGTAAATATATTGACTTTATCAGATGTTAATATTAATAATGTTGCTTCGTTTGAAGAATTAGTTAATAATAAATATCTAGAATCTGATAAAACTTTTGATGACACATTTGATATACCATATGAGTATGAATATAACAAAATAGTTAGAATGAATAAAACCACAAGTATTAGCAAAATACCAGGTGTTTTCACGGATATTGAACACTGGCCTAAAAGCACCGACTTGAAATGTTGGACCTGTGGTCTTAGATTTAACAGCACTCCCGTATTTATACCTACATATATAAAAACAATAGATATAACTCCAGAATCTCGTAAAACAGAAATTGTTGTCTTTGGCAATATGTGTTCTTTTAATTGTGCTGAATTATGGATTGAAACATCATGCAATCAGGAAAGAAAATATGGATTTATGAATAATCTACTTGTATTATTCTATATATATACTGGAAAAAGAGTCGACAAGATCAAACCATCTCCTAATAAAACAGATATGATAAGCTATGGTGGCAATTTAACTAAAGAGGAATTTAGAGAGGAAATCAAAAAATTAGATCCAATCAAATATGCTCATAGTCCATTTATAAATAGAAAAACCAAACAATCAGATGATAAAAGTATTTGGGATATGTCAAAAAATGATCCATTAACTCAACTATCTCAATCCCTATTACAACAATCATCATCAACAATACATGATGACTTAATGGAGAATTATCTTCTCGAATTGCTCAACACGGAATCTACATAAAACGCTAAAGTCTGCATTACACAATCAGCAACATGCCCTTTCATATTCCTTGATAAATTAATATCAAAATCAAAAACACTTTCTAAGAATAATAAATTTTGCAAAGTATGTGCTTTGTTTGCATCATACGATTTTTTATACTTCTTAGCAAAAATATGATATTCTCCTTGTTCAGATAAATTGCATTTGTTTTTTAGTGATGGACAAACCATATATGTATTATAACCATAATATGGACTAAAAATAGTTGCTAATCCTGATGCTATTGATATAGCTGGTGTGCCAGGCATTTGTTGTTCTATCAACACAGTTATTTTATCTTTTGGATATATAGATATCATTGGATTTATTTTTTTATCAACATATTCACATAGACCTTTGATTCTAGTGATCATATCAGAATCTGACATTTTACCTCCATCCAATAAATCAAAAGTATCAGCATCAATAACCTGAATACTATGTTTGATTTTATTATCAATTGAAGTAACTATTTTTATCATCTCATCAAAATGGGTTGAAATTTTATTAACATTATCTATATTATTTACCTTGATATTATTAGACAGAATATATATTATATCTCTAACAATTGATAACTGTTCACGTAATTTTCTATAATCAATATTCAAAAAATCTAGTCTAATAAAACTAAAAGCAAACGTCTTCACAGCACAGTCAAAACTAAGAAAATAACTCATTATATTTGTATAAAATAATATCAAATGTCTAATCGTAGACAACGAAAACCATCAATCAAAAACAGTGTTCCAAGATTAGATGCAGTCAATTTGTCAGGAATCACAACCCTAGTTAATAAACAAAACATAAAAAGTGGAATAAATTTAGATGAAGCTGAAAAGCAAATAATAGGAAAAAGCAAAGATTCTGATTTACAACTAGGAGATCCTGTCAAGAGATATACTGATGAATTAAATCAATTAGCAGATGAATTAGGAATTGACTTATTAGATGATGTTTCTGATAATAATTCACCCAGTGGTAAGAAACGAACCAAAAAATCAATATCAGGACCCATTAATAGTAAAATAGTTGATTTAATAGATGATCTGAATATAGATAAAATTGAAGATAATAATGGGTCAAAATATGAAGATGATGAAGATGATGAAGATGATGATGCAGATGACGAAGATGGAAGTTTCGAAGATGACGGAGAGTATGACGAAGAAGATGAGGATGGATCAGAATATGACGAAGAAGATGAGGATGGATCAGAATATGACGAAGATGAGGAATATGATGATAGGAGCTGCGATGATGGGAATGATGATGACGACGGGAGTTATGATAACATCCTTAACGGTAAAGACAATAAAAGTCGTAGACACAAAATTAAAGATCATAAACTAATGAAGAGAACGGGAAATGTGAGATTTAAAACAACTCCACATAAATTTTTGTCTGGAAAAATCACTGATGAACAAGAGAAAAGACGTCATATTAATAGTATAGTAGCAGATATAAGAGGAGAAACAAGAACCACTTTTGGAGTTGCTAATGAGAGAATACAGGATATGAAAGCTTCTAAACTAGAAGAAATTGGTCAACTCAAAATAACTTTAATGGATGAAAATATTGACTGCGAAGGTATACCAAATCCAACCATAGAAAGTCCAATGGAAGAAATTGATTCAGTATTAGGGATATTAAGATTAAAAAATGATAGAAATAGATATTCTACTCTTGCTGAAGAAGTTATATCAGGTGCAGCAGAAATGATTGAATCTGTATTTGATGGATCGAGAGAAATTCCAATTCTTGGATGGCGTCCTGACTATACAGGATATCATAATACAGTTAGTGTTAAATTACATAGAATGAGATTTGAGACGTCTCAATTAGTCAGTGGTATAATAGAAAAATTCAATGTTGGTCCAATGATGAGAATTATGTTAGAATTAATTCCTAGCCTTGTTTTATATCCAAGACAACAAGGTCGTCAAAGAGGTGTATCACTACCTACTCAATATCCTAGAGTAGCTGATTCCAGGAGAGCATTGATAGATATTAAAGATTCTGACGAGGTGAAAAATCTTTTAGATGTCAGAAATTTATAAATGTGTTATATAATAAATTTATAATATAAGATGATCGACTGGTCAACAATGGATTATACACAAACACATACAGGGAATGTATATGTATCAGACGATAATGATATGCGAGGAATAGGTATCTATAATGGAGATTCTAGAACACAACGAATTAATAGAAATGATAAAAAAATAGATAGATGGGAGTCTGGTCAGAAGATAATCAGTAATCATGAAAATATAGAAAACATATATAATGTTGCGTGGGATGAACAACCTCCACATTATAATCCTTCATCTGGTAGATGTTCTCACCTGGTACCTGATAATAGAATTAGAACATCAGCAGTTGATAAATTATGTAGTCACAGATGTAATGAGATTAAACATAAAGGATGTTGCGAAGATAAAATTAAATGTTGTAGAAAAAAAGATAAATGTTGTAATAAAAAATCAAATAATAGCAGTTTGCAAACTTTTGTAATTATCATATTCTTTGTATTGGTATTTATTCTGTCAATGAATATTGGAATATCTAATCATATTCAGTATATTGTTGGAAGTTACCGACGCGCGATTTCTTCGAATGGTTAATATTAAATTGAACTTAATATTATTTTATTTTCCTTTTTAGATAAGATGTTAACTGATTGTATATATTAGCTATTATAAAAATTGTTATAGGACATGGCAGCAGGAGGTGTCTTCAAGCTAATTGCCAATGATGGCAAAGCAGATAGATTAATTATGGCAACTAAACTATTAAATCAAAGAATAACAGATATTACATGTGCTAAACGTAAACAAGGATTAGCAGATACCAGTCCAGGTTTACCTGATTTAGAACGAACTCATATTTTGTTTATTAATGCACATTTCAAACCATTTGCAGCTATTGGATATGAATATAATAAAGTCAGACCACAATCAGGAAATCCGAATCTGGGTGGTGGAGTGACTTTTAACATACCACAATTCGGAGATTTCTTCCATGATATGGTTTGTAGAACGCGATTAAGCCAATTTACTGGTAATGCTGGCAAAACTCCATCTCAGACGACTGGATCTGTTAATAATCCGTCTGTTTTCCCAGCGAATGGAACTAATGCAGATGGTACAGCAGCAGCTAATAAATTCTACAATATTGTTGATTCTAATGGAAATGTTATTGTATCAGGTCATACAGGTACTCAACAAGATCCTTTTGCTGCTCCAGTTAATTATAGAAATTTTGTTAGATATTGTGAATTTCCTGGACATAGATTATTCAACTCTGTTAAATTTGACGTTAACGGTAATCCTTTAGATTCGTATGATTCTGTTGTTCCTGTTATGTTAGAAAAATTCTGCACACCACCCAATAAAAGAGCTGGACATGATAGATTAGTTGGTCAAGAAGTTCCCATGAATGGATATGGTGGTTTATGTTGCGCTATTGTGAATGATGCTGATGCTGCAAATACTCCTGATGGAATTACCAGATTTTCAAGTTCGCAAAGTAATCAAACTGTAGCTTTATTCAACGAAGCAACAGGACAAGCCTTACCGAATATTAATGGAATTGCATCAACCGCTACAACGGCAGCTGCTCTGAATGCTATTGGAGGACCTCAAGTAGATGTTAGTCGTCAATTAAAACAAGTTGTAAATGGTCCTCAAACTCCTAAACCTGTTCAAGCTCCTTTAGAAATATGGAATAAATTGAGATTTTGGTTTAATGATGATGTTAGATTATCAATTCCATCTATCTCTATTCCTTTTGGTCAAAGATTTATAACTATTGATTTAGCTTTACAATCTTTATTGACTTTCGAATATCCTAGCATTTATTTAGAAACAATCATAGATCCAGCAACTGCCCCAGTGGGTGGACCATCAGCATTGAGAACGAAAACTTATACACCTTTATTCCAAAAATTAGGGACTTCAGATATATCTATTGAGAAGATGGAATTATATATCAACAATATATTCGTTAATCCTGAAGTTCATGATATCTATATTAAGAGAATTGGATTTTCACTAGTCAGAGTTTACAAACAACATGCACAAAGATGCAATCAAGAAAGCAGCGATGAGAAATTATTATCTCAGTTGAAATTCCCGATTGAATATATGATGGTAGGATTACGACCTGTATGGAACATAAAAGACTCTACCGTTGGTGCTGGTGGTATTGTCAATGGTGGTAATCAAAACCAATGGAGAGATTGGCATAGAATGACTAGATCAGTTGATGTTACTTGTGATGATCCAAGTTTATCAGAAGTCCCATCAGGTGTAGCAGTTGCTACTTTAGGTAGTTCTATTGGAAAAATTTCACCAGATCATTATTATTTATCTGTCCCTACTGTTGATTCTTTGACTTTAACATCTCATGGTATTACCATATTCGACAATTTTAATGATACATTCTTTAATCAATACATGCCTTATCATTATGGTGGTCAATCTCTTGTTACTCCTGATGATTTAGGAGCGTTATTTGTTAATATGGCATTATTTCCCAGAAGCTATCAACCAAGTGGACATCTCAATATTTCGAGAGCAAGAGAAACTTATCTTAAATGGACAACAAGTTATGTCTCTGCACAAACACCTGCTGATCTATTGGTAGTAGCAATTGCTATTAATTTCTTACTGATTACAGATGGTAGCGCTGTTCTCAGATACACAACATAAAAAATAGAATTAATCATCATTGATTATGTCATATAAACTGTCACACATAGCAACGCAGTCATTATATTCTTTTTTTTCCCTAAAAGTTGTTACTCCGTTTTCTGCGTATAAAATAGCAGACTCTACACTTATCATATATATTAGTTTAGAAGTTATTTTACCACAATCTATCATTCCAAATAATAAATTATTTAGCCAATACCAACTTCTGAATTTCTTCAACTTAATCAATTTTCTTATGAAAGAAGTACTTTTCTTGTCAACTATATAACTCATCAATGATACTGGAGTATGATATATTGATCTGAAATAATACCCATTGTCTCTTAAACTAGGACATCTCTTATATATATCTACCATTTTATCAAGTGACCATAACAAAACTTCATCATTTCCATCCAAACATACATTATGCCACTTTATTTTTTCAACATATGATTTACAATACTTGACATAAATGGATGTTACCTTATTTAAATCCATATTCTTGATTAGTTTAGATAATAATGAATCAGCTAATTTTGGAATAGCGATATGAAATCCTAAATCAAGTTCAGAACTGGATAATAATCTGGTTATTACCTTGCAACTATACATCAACGATAATTTATCTAACAAATCTAAGTGTTTACATATAGAAGCTAAAATAATGCCATTATAATATACCATATTAAATATCATGCTGATAATATCCATTGTTTCCAATACAATTATCAAATAATAACATTCAAATTTATGACTCAGTCATTTCTGATTCCAGAGAATTTATTGTAACTGATCCGCGTATATTAAACCTATTTAATAAGTTTGATAAATAAGTTCCCCTCTCATTACTTTCTCTTTCAGCATAAACAGCAAACATAAACAATGCCAAACATAAAATACTTAAAAATCCGTTAATATATGATAAATATGATAATTTAAAAAATCCAGCAGTAAATGCCATTACAGCATTAACAACTAATAGAATTTGGGCAAGTGCTTCAATACCATTTGATATTTTTTTCCACAAATATTTTGCTCTTGTAGCGTGTTTTATCTCGCTTTTATATTTAGGAATGATGATGTTATTAATTATATCATCACGCTGAGCAGAAAAATCTTCATCATTTATTTCAATAGATTTTCTTGTTTTTTGTTCTGATGTTTCGTTATTTTCCATTGATTAGTTTATTTATAATAAAGTTATATATAATCATTAAAAAACATTATATAACAGAAATGTCAATACCATATGTGAGATGGAGTGATGATCACCAAAGAACTATTATTAATCCTGGTGTTGAAGCAGATAACTTCAAAATAGTAAATCCAGTGACAGATTTATCAGCTACAATGGTTGTCGCTTTAGAACAATCAACGAATAAATTTGTTATTAGACCAATAGGTGGAGGATCTGGAGATGTCACAGGTCCAGTTTCATCAAGTGATAATGCAGTAACAAGATTTGACGGAACTACAGGAAAGTTAATTCAAAATAGTAATGTTAGTATTTCTGATACTGGTGATATAACAGGTGTAAACTCTATTAACGGAACGTCAATTCCTGTTTCATTTGGTAATGTTGTAGGACCAGCATCGTCAAGTGATAATACAATAACAAGATATGATGGTACTACAGGAAAGTTAATTCAGGATAGTATAGTTTCTGTTTCTGATACTGGAGATATAACAGGTGTAAACTCCTTGAATGGATCGTCTATTCCATCCACCTTAGGAAATGTTGTAGGACCAGCTTCATCAAGTGACAATGCAGTAACAAGATATAACGGAACTACTGGAAAGTTGGTTAAAAATAGTAGTGTAACAATTTCTGATGCAGGTGATATAACAGGTGTAAACTCTTTGAATGGATCGTCTATTCCATCCACATTAGGAAATGTTGTGGGTCCAGCTTCATCAAGTGACAACGCAATAACAAGATATAACGGAACTACTGGCAAATTAATTCAGGATAGTATAGTTTCTGTTTCTGATACTGGAGCTATTTCTGGATTAACGTCTATTAATGGATCGTCTATTCCTGTTTCATTTGGTGATGTTGTCGGACCAGCTTCAGCGACTGATAATTCGCTTCCGAGATATAATGGCACAACAGGTAAGATCATAAAAAATAGTAGCATCACAGTTTCTGATAGTGGAGCTATATCTGGATTAACGTCTATTAATGGATCATCAATTCCCATCTCATTTGGCAATGTTGTTGGTCCATCATCAGCTACTGATCGTGCCGTGACGAGATTTGATGGGACTACAGGAAAAATGATTCAAGATAGTATAGTTTCTGTTTCTGATAGTGGAGCAATTAGTGGTGTATTATCTTTGAACGGATCGGCCATTCCAGCTACAATAGGGAATGTTATAGGACCTATAGTATCTGTTGATAATGCGGTAACAAGATTTGATAGCACAACTGGTAAAATAATTCAAAATAGTGTAATTTCGATTTCTGATACTGGTGATTTAGCAGGAGTTGTGATGATTAATGGAACATCTCTTCCGAACCCTATAGGTAATGTCACAGGTCCAGTTTCATCAAGTGATAATGCAGTAACAAGATTTGACGGAACTACAGGAAAGTTAATTCAAAATAGTAATGTTAGTATTTCTGATACTGGTGATATAACAGGAGTAAACTCTATTAACGGAACGTCAATTCCTGTTTCATTTGGTAATGTTGTAGGACCAGCATCGTCAAGTGATAATACAATAACAAGATATGATGGTACTACAGGAAAGTTAATTCAGGATAGTATAG